GCCAGTGACCACAACAGTCCGAATCTGGCTATTCCAGTTCCGATATTTACTTTGCTTTCCGGCACTCCATGAGCGCCGACCAAAAGGATTGCAGCTATCATTATTGTTGTTCTCATAAAAGTCCTAACCCGTCAGTGCAGCGAATGGCGCGAGGACGCTGCGTTTGTTTTTCGGTTGGTCAGCGACGCGCCATCGCTGACTTCTACGTTAGAGCACAGCCGTGCGTCCAGCGAACGCGCGATGCCGTCACCATGACAGCGCCAGCATTCTTGATCTTCGTATGTCCAGTCGTCAGCCACGCCGGGCATGGCTATCGCGTATTTCGGAACGTGACGGTAGATTTTTCCCCTGCCGCCGCATTCGGGACATTTCTTTCCGGGGTGTAGGGTTTCGTATGGCATATTATCGAGCGCACCAAGCGCACATTGTTTTCCGCTCGGCTACGTCGAGCGGGATTTTCATTTGCGCTGCCCCTTTCGGGATGTAGCCAGCTTCAAATTTTGCGCGGAGTTCTTTCAGGCTCGCCGGCCACGAGTCGCGCTGTTCACTGCGGAGCGTGTGACCAGTCCAGATTTCGAGAGCTTCGATTTCCATCCAGCGGTCTATGTGGTCGCGCCACAGCCGCCACCATTCGCCGAGTTGCTGGTGATAGCAGCAGTCGCAGTCCGTCCGTTCCGGTATCGTCACGCCGCGTTCGCGCAGATATTCTTTTACGCGGTTCACGCCCCATCCCCAGCGCACCAGCGGCAGGTCTTGTTTCACGCCTTCGATGCCATTCCAGTTCGTTCCTTCGCGGTCATCGGCTTCATCGGCACGGATGCCGACGTAGCAGATTGCAGGCGCGAGGCTCTCCGCGTATTTGATGAATGGCTCGATTTTCACTTCCCGCGTGCAGTAGCGCAGCCGGAAGTTTGGCAGCGTCTTGTATTTGATGATGAGGTCGAGCAGCGACGGGCCTGGGATTCGCACCAGCGGAGCGCCAAGCAGACATTCCAGCTTTTTCCAGTGGTCGAGCATTTCCGGCAGTTCGCGGCCTGTCGGCGTGATGCAGAATTGATACGCTTGCGGTTCTACTTCCGCGAGCCGGAGAGCGAGAGCGGTTGAGTCTTTTCCACCAGAGAGCGCCACGATCCTGTGCTCTAACAAGGCAGTGGAGCAGACGTGATTGCTCCCGCCAGTTGGCACGGTTTCAGTGGTTAGAATGGTTGTCGAGTTATTCACGGTTGCTCACGATCACGCTGCTCACTTTAGTGTTGGGCAGACGGGCGGCGCGTTTAGGTTTCTTCGGGCGTCCACCAAGTTTCCCATTTGCACGCGCAGCGGCGAGTTTGGCGCGGCTCTTGGCTTTACCGCCTTTGCGCCCGATTTCAGACAGATATTTTGTGATGTTCATTTAGCGGCAGAGTTCGCAACCGTCTCCGTTGCAATTTGGGCAGCCATACTTGTCAGGCTGTATGTCCACACCCATTTCGGCCACCCGTAGCCGAGTCCGGAGATTCCGGCGCGGCTCTTTTCGAGGTAGCCAGCCCTTGCCATCTTCGCCAGTTCCCGTCCGACGCGAGGCGTTGACACCGTATGCAGGCCAGTTCTGATGCAGCGCCATCCGAACCGCTCGCAGGCGTCGAGCGCGAGCGGCGTGTTCAAGCAGTCGGCGCTGCCGTTTTGTGCTATCCAGTCGAGTAGCCATTTCCATTCAGTTTTCATTTTGCGAGCTTGGCAAGGCATGACGGGCAGTTCACCGGGACATACACTTCAAGAAATCCGCGCATTGACCGCCGGATTGCCCGCGTGTCGCCGCAGAGCGCGTAGTATGCCGCCGTGCAGCCTTCCACCGTCGCGCCCGCCGCGTGAACGATGTTCATTTTGCCGTGCGCCGCTGACACCGATTTGATTTCGTTCGTTTTCATACCCACACAATAAACCCAAGCCGCTTTGGTTGCAAGAACTATTTTCATTTATTTTCAGACCGGCCTGCCCAACAAATCGTTGCAGGAAACGCCTATTGGACGCCTCCATCGAGTCCGGGAACGCCAGATGCGGCGTTCCTGAACTCTGCGTTGGGGCGCATTGCGGGCGCGTCCAGTGGCAGGACGGTTTGAGCCATCCGTGCTGCGGCCACTTCGCAGTATTCTCGGCATATCTCGATGCCGATTGATTTCCGATTGTTGTCTTTGGCGGCGCGAAGCGTTGACCCGCTGCCCATGAATGGGTCGAGCACGGTTTGCCCCTCGTCAGTCACCGCCCGAATCATCAGACCGAGGATGTCGGTCGGCTTCTCTGTCGGATGGTGCAGCATTTCAGCCCGCTTGCTGCTTATCACGTTGCCGAGGTTCTTTTGCCGGAAGTCAGCGCCAGCCGTCTTTTCGCAGTAGAGGATTAGCTCGTGCTGGTTGCGGTAGTTGCCGCCCATCCCGAAGTGTTTCTTGTCCCACACCACGAGATTCTTTGCGATCCATCCCGCCGACTCCACCACGGCGTAGAGGTTCGGATACATCCGCCAGTCTATGAAGAAGTGGGCGGTCGCGGTTGGCGTTGTCACACGGTAGAGTTCCACAGCCACCAGGCGCATCAGATAGTTGAAGCCGTGAGTGGCGAGGTTGTCGTGACTGAACCAGTTCTCTTGCCACTTCGCGCCGCGTTGCATCCCGCCGCGCATATTCTTTCCGGCGTCGGTTCGCGCACCAGACGAGAACGGCGGGTCAGTGATTACAGCATGGCAGCTTCCATCTTCCATTTCTTCGAGCGTGTTCAGGCAGTCGGCGTTTATGATTCTAGTTTGTGAGTCCTCGAAATGCGCCCCAACCACCGGATGCAGCGAATGAGCGCCACGCACGTCGGTTTCAATTTGAATGTCTTGGGTGGCGCTCATCGCTGATCCGGGCCGTTAGGCCACTTGACGTTCCAAGCGGCGCGGAATGCGTCCCAGTCCCAGTATCCGCAACGCCAGCGCCACACGAAGATCATTTTAATTGCCCACAGTTTTAGATTTATGTTCATGGTATTCAAAGCAGTCATTGATGCCTTGCAGGTAGCAAGACAGCACTAGGGTTTCGATGTTCAGGCTGGTGATGTTGCGCCCGTAGTGGATCAGCATTTCACGAGTTCTGTTCACCGCCAGTTTTCGCGCGCCTTCCGGGATGTCTCGGCACCATTCTATTTGGAGTCCATGTTTTCGGACGTGGCCTAACAAACCCGCCGGAGCCAACCGCTGTTGGTCATCGCGGGTTGCCGCAGGAGTCGTTGGTTGTTGTGTGTCCATAGTCAGCGGTGGCTCAGCTTTCATCGTTAGGGAGCTTGAGTTTCGACGCTCAAGCTCCCCGTCGGTTCAGGTTACAGGCGGTGCTACCACAGGTGTTTTGCATTCCGTGAACGGTTCGATTTTCAGTTCGTTCACGCCGCCGCCAGTGTGGCCGCTGCCTCGCACAATGACGTGCGTTGCGCTCCAGTGTCCATCAGGCACACCAGTTGGCCCTGGTATCGCCGAGATTTCAGCAATGATTGCCATGCCGATTTCAGGCGCGTATTTTGTGTCCACGATTTGCGCTTTCACGCAGGCTTGGACATCCTCTTTTTTTCCTATCAGGTTTAGTGACCAGCTCATAGTTTGACGCTCCCTAACCAGTTGCTGAAAACAACGGCGGGAGTCCCCGCAGTTTCCAGATTCGATTTGCAGTCGAAAGTCATTGGTGATCGCCGCCGTGTTTTAGCGCCACGTTAGGCGGCAAAGCCACGCGCCTTGCCAGTGGGTCAGCTTCTATGTCGAAAACGCAAACAGCAGTCCAGCCATGCCACGAGCACTTGTCTCCGCAAGCAATACTTGTCAGACCTACTTGTGCGCGTCGCCAGAGCGGAAGCTTTGCCTCCGGGTTATCGTATGGCTTGAATAGTTGTTCATTTTTTCGGCACCAAGACGTTATGTTTTTGATTTCATGCACCACACCAAGCGGATCACGAACTCGGATGGCTTTGGCGTTTGCGTGGTCGGGATTATCCCTCGCGCCTTTTCCTTTTCCGTGCCATCCGAGGCAGACATATCTGTATTTTAGCAGAAGCTTTTTTACTTTGGGGTCGGTTTGGAATCTCAATTTATGGCCGCAACTTAAAGAACAAGTTTTCTCAAAAGACCCATGCCGCTTGGGGTTCGGCCCGCCACACACCGGACACTTGCCGCCTAACACAGCGCCGGAGCCAACAGGCGGGGCTGCTGTCGTTTGGATGTCGGTTTGCAGATTCACGGTTTATTCAGTTCGCGCCTGTGGCTCAGCTTGAAATGTTCGGCATCCTGAGCACTTCGAGGCCGCCCCGATGCGACGATTCCCAAAGCAGCGACCATAGGATGTAGTTCTCTCGCATGGAGTGCGTGATTGATTCGTTGCCACTCCATCCGCCAGTCGCCATCTTGATCGTTCCGTTGTCTTCCCACATTCTACCATAGTGGTGATTCCACGCCTCGCGGATGTATGCCAGCCAGCCGGGCGCGTCTCGAAAGTCCCACGCCTTGATTGCCAGTTCGGTTTCCTCGGTTGGGTATCCATCAGCATCGAACGAGGGATGCCGAACCACGGGATGCAGAGAACCCGGCGATTGCGTCTCATTCGTATTCATGCGTTTTGGTCGCCGGGCCTCTGATCCCGACCGTTGGGCTGCTCTCGTGAGTTCCAGCGCGAGACAGCACTTCCTTCGTTTCCGTCCTCGTGAAAATGAGCGCCGCAGTCGGTGCAGTGGACGTGATACACCCACCCGGTTTTCGCGTGGCCTACGGCATTGTTCACCGACCGCCGACGATGGAGGCAGGCCGCACCGAAACAGAAAGGACACGGTTTTAGTTCCTTGTATGGTTTGATGGCAGTCTTACCACCGCAGCCCAACAATTCCTTGCAGACAACCGCCTCATCGCTGGCGGTTCGGGAGTTGTTGGCTTCGGCGGGCATCGCAGTTGGTTCAGAGTTGGTTTGCATATTGTCGGCGGTGTCTGAAGTCAGTCGTTGGGCAGCCGGTTCATGTCGCGTTGTGTTTGAATGTTTCCCGGCGGATGAAGCGATAGATTTCTCCGCGCATTACTTTCCGCAGCCTCTTGTCGAACCGGATGCTGCCGACATGGAGCGCGGACTTGGCTTCGTTGCACTTGGCGCAGGCCAGCACGATGTTTGACCAGTCGTTTGCGCCGCCGTGGGTTTTTGGCTCGATATGGTCGCGGGTCATGGCCGCGACTGGCACAAGATGTTGGCACCAGAAGCACCGGCCACCTTGCCGCGCATATTGCTTGTCGAAGTTGCTCACGGCTTTTCTCCAAAGGTTTTGGTTCTCACCCACATTTCGCGGGCGGGCTGGTGTATCCAGCCTTTCTTGTGCAGCCGGATTAGCCGTTGTGTCACGTCCTCGACTTTCAAGCCGCTACTCACCGCGAGACTCCGGCGCGTGAACGGTTCGGGCGCATCCTCGATGATTTTCAGAAAGCCGGGATCGAATTGCGGGCCGGAGCCTTTGCGCTCGATTTTCGGCGCGTCCGGTTCAGGTAGCGGCGGCACTGGCGCGGGCGCGACATCCGCGATTTTTGCACGCTTCTGTTTCTTGATGATTTCGAGCGCGGCGGCTGGCGCGATGAGCAGTTCACGGTCGCCGTTGAGTTCCGCGACTTTCGCCACGCGCTGCACGGTGGCGCGGCGCGTCTTTCCGTCGTCCTCGATTTCGATTATCAGATGTATTTTCATTTGTATATTTTCAGCCGGCCTGCCCAACAACTGCGTGGAGCCAAAGCGGGTTGTCGCTGTCATTTCAATCGTGAGCCGTCAGTCCCGCTTGGCTCACGCAGGACGTTCGGCAGCTTGCGCCATTCTTCGTGATTGGCGGTTTCGATGTAGCGGTCGAGCTTGCGTTTAAGGATGCTCATGGTTGTCGCCGCGCATTTTCCTTCCCGTTGCACCAGCCACCTCATCAGTGGGGCGATGAAGGCATCGTTTGGGACGCGGGCATATTCGATGTCATACGGCCAGATTTTATCTCGTGACCATGTGACATCCATCACGCTGATTGGTGAGTCGGTCGGTTCAGCATCCCCGTGCCATTGGAGATACAGGTTATCCGGCTGCCGAACCATCTCACTGGAGACAACCGCCGTTGACGCTTTCTTTTTTGCCATAAGATTTTTTAGAGTTCGGACACCGCACATCGGCGGTGTCTCAGTTCGGGTCGTTATGGCTTTTGACCACCCACCAATCCGGCGACTGGACGTTAAGCGTCAGGTTGTTTTTCGCCACGAATCGGATGACGCCTTGCACCACTCCCGGCCAGTTCGTGTCAAAGTCGTGACCGCCCATGATTCCGCCGGGCTTTATCAGCGGCCAGATTGTTTCCATGTCGGCAGTTACGCCCTCATCAGTGTGCAACGCGTCTATGTAGGCGAAGTCCAGTTGCGGGAGATTGGCCGTCTGCGCCGTGGCTTTGCAGAAAACACACCTATCCTCAAACCCGTCCAGCAGAAAGTGACAGATGCGCTCCGCTTGCGGCAGATCAAACATTTGCGTGTAGTTTATCCACGGATCAACGACGTAGAGCTTTTGGACGGCAATGCGGTTGAGAAATTTACGGGCGTGGATGCCGCGATAGACGCCAATTTCCGCCCCAACGCCGTGAAGCGGAAGGCGGTCGAATGGCCGCTTCTTAATTTGCTCGTAAGCAGACCGAATTTTTTGAGTCAGTTTATTCATAATTTGAGCCATAACAACGCGCCGGAGCCAACGGCGACTGCCCCGTCAGTTTCGGCGCTATTTGGTTATTTGGTTGTTTCATTTGCAGTCGGAGATTGTTTCCCGTCGCCGTGGCTCAGCTTTTTTCGTTAGCCGACTTCACGGCAATTCGCTTTGAGATTAACTTGTTAGCAAGACGCTTCGTAAAGTAGAACTCAATTCCAGCTTTTACCAGTTTGCGGCCACTGTCACCCAAGATGCCCGTCAGAAAGATTGCTTCCGGGTCTATTATTTTGCAGCGCACCGGGGTCGGGACATACGCTTTGGTAGCGAGTAGTTCTGGCACTACCATAAATTCAAGCCTCACCCGTCGGCTAACAAGCGTGCCGGAGCCAACGCGGGTTACGGGTTTGCGATTGGTCTTTTTCAGTGTTTTTGGTTTCATAAAATTCTCGCGTGGCTCATCACGCGGCGTTAGGCCGCCGGGCCGAGCGTTTGGTTTTCTTCGGGCGTCCACCGAGTTTTGCGTTACGACGCGCAGCGGCAGTCTTGGCTTTCGACTTCGCTAGACCGCCGAGGCGTCCGAGAGATTGAGCGGCCTTATTCATTGGACGGTTCCTGCGGAATGATACCAAGCCTTTTGAGCGCGTTTATAGAGCTTCGTTTGGAGTTTGGTGATTTTATCCTCAAATTTCGCAAGCATCTGGCGTTCTTTTTCCGTGCCGAATGTTCCGACCCCAGCCATTACGAGCAACCGGCGCGTCTCCGCTATTGAGATTGCGAGTGGCCGGAGGCTCGCGATTGCGGTATCAAATTCTTTGCAGTCTTTTGCGGTGGCATAGTATGTTTTCATTGAAGAGAGATTAAACCCAAGCGGTTCGGATAGCAAGATTTATTTTCACTTATTTTCAGACCGGCCTGCCCAACAAATCGTCGCAGCCAATGCCGGTTGGCCGCTTCAGTTTCATTTGGGAGTCACAGCCCCGGCATGGCTGGACTCAATGTTAGACGCCAAGCGGGAGCGCATGGTTTTCGAGGCGTTTGTTGATGATGTCCACATAGGTTTGATTCACTTCGATGCCGAGGTATCGGCGGTTGGTTTCCCGTGCCATTTTCAGAGTCGTGCCGCTGCCAGCGAAGCAGTCCAGCACGGTTTCACCTTCCTTGCTCCACGTCAGGATATGGTCGCGGGCGAGAGCTTCCGGCATCACGCACGGATGCTCGTATGCCACGCGGTCTTTTGTCGAGTTGTCGCGGCCAGTCGGGTATCGCCAGATGTTGAAGCGGATGCCGTTCTCATTTCGCTTGCACAGTCCGCCGCGTCCGTTGCCGCCCATCGTGCCGACGTATTTATTTGGCCGGTCACGCAGCAGGTTCGCGGTTTTCGGTTTTCCCTTCGACATGACGAACATCCATTCCACGACTTGCAGGTATCGGTTGCTGTCAGGGTATGCCACGCCGGATTTCTCGTAGATCATCGTGTCGTGCATCCGCAGTCCGAGCGCGTCGAAGGCGAGAGCTTGCCGGAAGCTCGTCAGCGTTTCCGCGCCGTTCTTTGTCTGGTCGCCGATTATCCACACCACCACGCCGCCCGGCTTTGTCACGCGGGCGAGTTGCGCCGCGAGCGCGTTGAAGTCCCACGAGTGACCACCATACGCGAAGATGTCGTCATACGGTGGGCTTGTTACCGTCAGGTCTATACACGCATCAGGCAGGCCGGAGAGGACTTTCACATTGTCATCACACACAATGGCGTCTAACCATGCGCTGCTGCCAATGACCACCGCGTTGGCGGTTTCATTGCAATCGGGCATCGTTGGCGCGGTGTTCATGGCAGAGCTATGCGTTACCAGATTCCTTTTTCAATCATCCAGCTTTTGATCCGTTCAGTTTCCGCGTCATTTGGCGCGACGTTCCACTCTCCCGGCCCAGCGATCAATCCCAACGCTTGCGCCTTTTTTGGATTCCTGTGAGGCCAAAGATTATTTTCAAATGTCGTGTGGCAAAAGAATCGCGTGTCGAATTTCAGAGTTTTCAGTCGGCCTCGAATGTGGTGCGTGTGAGTTGCCGGAATTACTCGTCTTGTCAGCGCGAATTTAACCCGGCAATAATCGTTGCCCGGCTGCCGGCGATGCTCTTTTGCGATGGCCATGTAAAGCCGGTCTGACTTTTGTTTTTTAGTGGACACTTTTTTGATCGGCTTTTGCCTTGGCAATTTCGATAAGTATTTCGACCGGGTGAAGGAACGGAATCCACTTGCGCCATTCTTTTCTCGCTGGCGTCCCTTTGGCGAAGGCGTCAAACGCGCCCCTGGTAGTTGAGTCCATAAGGCGAGCGGTCTTGGTGTTTTTCGGCGGGCAATCATTTTGGTTCATCGTAAAGGATTGGCTTCGTGTCGGCTTGCAAATAAAGAGGATGCTTTGGGCTTCCATTGGCGGTTTGTCCGAGGCAGTAAAGTTTCCCGGCGAACATTTTGCGGATTGTTTTTGCTCGCTCTACAGCTTGCGGAAACGATCCCCATGCGGCGACGATTAAACCAGCTTCGCGGCCAGTCAGATAAAGCCAATAGTCATTCCGGTTATCAAAACCTGCGTTTCCGACTGTGATGTAATTCCCAGGCTCGCCGATTGGATGTCCAGCTTCGGTCAAAACTTTCGGATAGGCCGTGCAAAATGCAAAAAGGTTCGTCATGCAGTAAGCTCCAAATCCCCACTCCTTCGCAAACCGGATGCAACGTCGGTTTGTGGGGTCGTCTTCTGTTTCTGTTGCGGTGGACGGATTCAGGCCGATGAACATCACAAAATGATGCGACTTGTTCCCTTCGATTGGAACTTTCCCGGCGGCGCCATCGGTCGCAAAAATCGGATAAAATTCCCGCCAAAGCGTGTAGCGGAATTTTCTGTCATCGCTGAATAGTGTTTTGCGCTGAATCATGTTTCCTCCAATGGCAATGACGGCATCAACCGTTGAATTTTCTTTGACCTGGCGTTCGGTCCAGTCCCCCGGCCAATGTGCGCGGCGTGCATTCTCATGCCGTGAAGGATTCCGCACTTGCGGCAATATCGCTTTTCGACTCGCTCTTTGAGCCGTCCGCAAACGCATCGGCGATGGATTGTTTTTTGTGCCATGTGGAACAATACTCTGAAAAATTCCGTTCCGCAGTGAGGATTTCTGCACAGCATGATTTCCGGCTCGACCCGCTCTCCTTTTTGGCCACACGTTGGACATTCATCACCAGCCCGTTTTTTGGCTGTCCGGCTCGCGACTTGCCGCCTCCCTGCTACGCCAGCCGCCTTCGCGGATGCAAATGGCTTGGGCTGGCTCCGGCGCGCTGTGGTGTGTTGTAGGCTCATATTCTTTTCTTGGTTTGACCGTCAGGCCGATTCGACTTTGATTTCCCTTCCCAAGACGTTTCCGACCGCCCCGATGATTCGACTCAATGCAAAAATCAAATCCTCGTGCTGGATTGGAAGCGGTTCGTTGTCGTCAATTGCGATTTTTAAGACCGTCCGTTCGGTGTCGCCTTTGGCGTGGAAAGCAAAATCGTTTTTCAAAACGCCTTTGGCAATGTCCCGAAGAATCCACCCGACTTTTTCCGTGTCTGACTTGCTCCAATTTTCTTTTGCCGGCGTCGGGTTGATGAATTCTCTGTCGCCTTGTGCGGGAGCCATCCTTTGAAGCAAAAATTCTTTGCCGGCCTTCTTTCCCGCCAAACCCATCAACATTTTCAAAATGATATAAAGTTTTCCGCCGCTGCCGACAATGCGCCCAAAATCTTTCGAGTTGCATGATGGCCGCACAGACACCCAATCCGCGTCCTCTATTGCCGATACCTTCAAATCCTGGGGATGAGCGATAAATGATTCCACCAGCGTTTTGAAATAGGCGATTGCGATGGCTTCGTTTTTTGTCATGTTCTTTTCTTTCGTCGGGTCAATTTGTAACAGGCTTTCGGCTGCCTTCCAAGTCTTTTTTTATTTCCGAATACATTGTCACCTGCATAATCCACCCGCGAACGGATTGAATATGATGGCATGACGGGTTTTTGTTTTTCTGGTTGTCAGGACAGTTGCAAATACCAATCCCGAAACGCCCTTGGGCATCCACGCGCCGCCAGACATTCGGCGATGAACGCGACCGAACGAGGAATATATTTTTATCCCCGGACGGCCTGACGTTTGGCCACCATTGCGCCAAAAGCGTTTCGAGCGGTGTCATTTTATTTTCGGACTGGCGTATTTAAGGCCATTCCAATTGTTTTGTTTTTCAGCCTTGAATGTAAGGTTCTGATATTTATGCCGCTCCAATCTGCCCATCCTTTAAGCGTTTTACTGATACCGCCGTATTTTATGATTCTGCAATGTCGGCTGTTGTTTGACTGCTCGTATGGTGTTGCCCACCGGCAGTTCTTTGGCGTGTAATTGCCGTTGTTGTTTTTACGGTCAAGGCTTTTCCCTGTCGGCTTTTTGCCCATGTCTTTTAAGAAATTTTCAAATGAATGATTCCACCGATTGCAAATCTTTATTCCCCTAGCTCCGTAGTATTTGAAGGCTTTGTTTTTACTGTTTTGGCACCTGTTTTTTGCATGTTTCCAAGATCTGTATTCTGTTGATTCTGTTATTGCGCTTCCATGTTTGTAGGCTCGCAATGCTGCGGTGTCTTGACGCCAGCAACCGCACGATTGCGTCATTCCATTTCTAAGCGACGTTCCACAAATCTGGCAATGTTTTCCGCAATCGCAAACACACTTCCAGTAAGCCTTCCGTTTTTTGATAACCCCTAAAGACTCCACAAACAATCTCCCGTATTTCTTGCCTGTTTCGTTTTTTATTTGGGGATGTGGTTTTAAGTTCACTGTGACACCTATTGAGACGCCGCTCGCTCCGTGTGTCACAGTGCGCAGGAAAGCGCATAGACGCGGTGAAGCGTTCGGAGCAAGCGGCAGATTGATTGAACTGTGACACAACAAGAGCATAATGCCTTTTTGCTGATTGTCAATCAGGGTCCCCGGCGTCTGCGTTCATGGATTTAACTTTAAGGGTTTCTTCCAAGGTGTAGTCCTTTTCATAGTCTGACGATCTGTAAAATCGAAATCCCTCCGCGTTTACCGGAAGGCTCGCCGCCTGCTGATGCAGCGCGAATTTCAGTTCCTTCTTGGCCTGGAGTTCTCCCGGCGACTCCGCACACCGCTTCGCTTTGGCGGTTTCATATTTGACGATGAATTTGTCCAGCGTCGGAATGGACATCGGCTCCACGCCGGGGCCGGTGACACCGGGGAGTTCCTGCGGCTTGCCCTTTTCGGACTTTGTGCCGCCGGGGATGTCCTTCAGGTCTTTCAGCGGTGCTTTGCTTTTGTCTTTTTTTGTTGCCATGTGCTTTCCTTTTTTGTTGATGGTTTATTTTCCTGCCCGTGAGACAGAAATTATTTACAGCCTTTGAGTGCTTCGTGAGCGGCCAACATCGCTACCACGTCGCCTGATGCCAGAGCATTAACGCCGTTTTGGATGTCCAGTCTTATCATTGCCGCGCCGAAATTTCCAGCCGGCCCGATGGCTGCATATTGCGAAAGCAATTCTGTGCAGCGTTTGATTTCTTCCGGCAATGCTTCGCCGAGTGTTTTGATTTGTGCGCTCATAAAATGTCAGGTTGGTGGTTCAGCCGGTTTGTTTGAAGTTGCTAAATCGTCACCGTCCAGCAAGGATTTCAGGGAGCAACCCTCATCAATTCTCCGCGCTAAAGTTCTGCGCCCTATTCCAGTGAACTTTGCCCATTGGGAAATGTTTTTTGTCTGACCGTTGAATCTTATGAAGCGGCAGCTTCTCCGATTGTTGGATTGCTGCTTGCGGGTTGCCCATCGGCAGTTCGTGGGCGTGTAATTTCCGTTGTTGTTTTTCCGGTCCAAGGTCAACCCTTCCGGCTTTGGCCCCATGTCGTGAAGAAAGTTGGCAAATGAGTTTCTCCATCTTCGGCACATGCGTATTCCCCTTCCTCCATAATCCTTGAAGTTTGGAGTGTTTGGATTATAGCATCTTTGCTTTGCTGCCTCCCATGCGTGATATGTGCGAGTGTGCTTTCCGCCCAAACAGTGGCTATGCTTAATTAAGCTGGCGTAAGGAATTCGGTTTTTCATTGTTGCAGTTTGAAAAGTCCCCCCGGCTTGCCCTGCAACAATCCTGCGCGGGGCGCAAAATGGCCGTGAGGCCGACAAGCCGGGAGAAGTTGAGTTTCGATTGTTGCATGACCAGAGCATAGGCTTTTTTATGCGGGTGTCAAATTTGTTTTTTGTTCGGATGCCCGCCATGCTGCAAGTTGTTTTGAAAGCCGCTCTTTCCAGTCTATTGACTGGCCTGTTTTGTCTTTCCAGTTCCGCTTTGGGTCATTCCAATACCCATAGAACGATGAACTCCAACCCCGATCATCTCGTGTGACGTGCTGCAAAACATATTCGCGCACTTCATTGAATTTTGGTCCGGCTGTTGCTCTTGCCGCAAACGAGCCTCCAATCGTCTTGATGTCGTCCAAATAGCGTTCCTGCTGAAACCAAGTGGAACTATGGGCACAATGCTCAATATCTGTTCTGCCCTGCCACGCCTTTGCAAACAGAGCGGTTTTCTCTTTGATGAATTCAAACCCGTGTGCGGCGATTGCCTTGTTTATCAGATTCAGCGAGCGCGGCCTTGCGACTGGTCTGGGGTGCAATTTGTAAATTTCTTCGGCCTCTGTAAATGCCAGGCTCGTTTGCTTCGTCCGGCGTTTTATTTTGGTCAGCGGTTTGAGCAGCATCAATTGGAATACGCGGATGTTCTTTTGATCCCCGATTCTCGCGCCAGTGTCTTCAATTGCCAATCCGTCCACTAACCCTTGAATCGCATACTCCACCTGCGCTTGCGTCATTCCGCTTAATTGCTGCAATCCCTCCATGCTCACACCCGTCTTGTTTTTCTCCGTGGCGAATTCAGCCAACACGAGCAAAATCAGTTTCATCGTCGGACTTTTCGTCGGCGTTTTCCAAGCCCAGGCTGTGGCGATTGCTGACATATTATTGCCTTGCCGCCTCCATTGGGGCGCGCTGCTCGGAAAGCCATTTGTTCGCAAGGCTGATCTTTTTGTTCAAATCGTTCATCTTATTGACAAGGTTGTAACTCCGGCTGATTTCGTGCGTGGTCTTGGTTCTGTCATATTCCATGCGCCATTCGTTAATTCTGGCTTCCACCTTCTCAATCTCTGATGGCTCTTTGTTAGACACTTATTCACCTTTCGGTTGATGCGCCTGAATCCAGAAATACAGTTCCCGGTTGGCTTCGTTGTCCGGTGCCGCCTGATGCGCCTTTTGAAGTTCCTTGCCGAAGGCGTGCTTGTAGGCTTCCGCCAGTTTTGGGAATTTGAAACCGCTGCCGGACTTCTTTGGGATACAGCAAATGTTGGTCATCGGGCGCATGGTGCAAAAGACGTTTAAGGCTTTCCAACTAACGTCATCGGCGTCGGTGAAAAGCCCGAAGCGGCGTGCTCCAATCCGAATCACGAACTTGTCGAAGGTGGAATTGAAGGCGACAATCAAATCCACCCGCTTAATCATCGCCAGAATTGTTTCGACGATGATTCTTTCGTCAATCCCTTCCGCCAGTGACCGCTCGCGGGTGATGCCGTGCGTCTCGCGTGCCGCCGGCTGGCTGGTCCAAGTGGTTTCTTTGGCGATGGCCGCGAAGCGTTCAAGCTCCTTGTTGGCTTCGTCGGTGATGATGGCAGACGCCGCCGCGATATGGGGCTGGCGGTTGTCTCTGGCATGAAGTTCAAAGTTCGCCAGATCGGAAGTTTCCGTGTCGCAAAAGAGTATCTTCATATTTTGGCTTGGGTTCATTTTGGATTGGCGAACGCGGAAGGCTCCACGCCTTCACCGGCCAAGTCTTGTCCGACTCGCTTTCGCGTTCGGAACTCGGCTATGCACTGACACCGCGCGTTCATAAATTGTTTAGCTGCGTGTTTGGGTTTCGATGGTGGTCCAAACCTTCAATCCGGGCAAAGATGTTGCCTCCGTAATTGAATCGTTCATAATCTGCTTTTTAGGAATGAGTGAAAACCATTCTGGCCGAACTCGGTAAAGTGAATCCGGGTTTAGTATTTCGTATTTCACGACTTTTTTTGCACCGTAGCCGGCGGCTTTGGCGGCTTGCGGCGCGACGGTGGTTTGAATCTTGTGAAGGTTTTCGACTGCGGCCTGGACCTTTACCTCGGCGGCGATTTCCTGCGCGATGTTCGGAACCGATTGCGCCTTTTTTGCGTTCGCCTTTTCAAGTTCGGCCTGCGCTGCGGCGATTGCTTTTTCAGCGGCGGCTTTCTTTTCCGCTGACTGGCGCTTCATTCCTTCAAGGCGTTTTTGTTCTTCGATGGCCGCTGCCAGCTTGCGTTCCTTTTCAACCCGCTCGCCTTCGATGCGACGGTTTTCGGCGGCAATTTTTTCGGCAGCTTCACGGGCCTGCCGTTCCTGCTCGGCGATGGCCGCTGCCGCTTCGCGTTCGGCTTTCTGCCGGGCTTCGTCAAGCTTCCGCTGCTCGGCTTCGACGCGCGCCGCCTCTTGCGCTGCGAAGTTATCCCGCATCTTTTTCAGACGCTCCTTTTCGTTCACGAGGTCGAATTTGTATTTTTTGACGGTGGAAGAAATCCAATCGCAAACGGTTTTGAACGGGCGATATTCGTGTTCGCCGGAATTGTCGGCGATGTTGATAAGCCGCTGGATTTCCTGCGACTGTTCAACATTGATTTTCAACTCGGCTTCGTTGGTGACTTGAACCACAAGCGCGGAGCGCGCCAGCAATTCCATTTTCTTCGACTCCGCTTCGGGTGAGACTGCCGGTGCCGGGTTTCCAATTTTCGGGACGATTAACAGGTCATTCATATTCTTTTCTTTCTTTTTGGTTTAACTGACGGTTTATTTTTTACTGCTTTGTTTGAGTTTTGTCAAGTGGTGAAATTTGGCGGCGTCGGACAATGCCTTTTTGAAATCATCCTGCCCGGTGATTACAGCGGTGGACATGGCCTCCCAATATCCGGCGAGAACGTCTTTGGCAAGCTCGCCAAGTTTCTTGCCCTTCATGCTGCCGAATGGGATTTCAGTTTCCTGCCAGATTTTCGGCTCCGACTTGGCTGATGGAAAGCTGCCGATGATTTGGGTTTGCAGTTTGCGGATGGCGACTTCCCCGGCCACAACCTTTTCCATCGGCCAATCTTCAAGCGTCTGGCCGTCGGTGAGAATCTTTTGCTCGATGGCGAATTTCAGGACTTGATCTTTCGGCAGGCTGGACAGGCATTGCAGCATCAAAAACTTGTCATCCTCGGTTGGCTGGTATTTCTTGGCGCGCGGCGTCGGCGTCTCGGATTCGCTCAACGTGCTCTTGGCTCCTTTTTTCCGCCACAACATTGTTTTTTGAGTTTGGTGACCGTCGTAAATCTCGCCCTGATATTGTTCGGCGTTCTTGGCAATCCATTTTTGACAATACGCCGGTTCCCAAAGCTGACTGCCGCACGCCAGTTTCTTTCCGCAAATGCTGCGGAGCGCTTTGGCTTGGATGCACGAAAGTTTGTCGCCGTATTTGTCGCCTTGAAGCGGGTTGTATTTTTCTTCCCCGAATTCCTCTCCGATGAAATATCCCCTCACCAGCAAAATATATTCAGCGGTGATCTCGCCGGAACCTTCATCCCAAAGCGGCTCGCGGCAAATGAAGCTCCAACCGCCTGGGCCGAAAACTTGCGTCAGACGATTTTCGATGTGAATATGAGGAACGTATAAAACGCCGTCGCTTGGCCGGATTTCAACCAAGTCATCGGCAAATGGCTTCGTCAGCTTTTTGATTTCAGCCTTTGACAATTTGAGCGTTGAGGCTTTTGCGTAAGCTGGCGCAAGTGCCGATGTGATTTCCTGTGACCGCGTGCTTTTTGATTCTTCATTCATATTCTTTTCTTTTGTTGCCATAGCTGACCATGCCCCTCCGGGCCGAACCTAACACTACCCGACCGGGCATCACCATTGCTGTGAGTATTTCACGCTTTGGCGAATCTGTCAAATCTTTTTTTGGCTGTGATTTCGGCGGCGCGGGTGTCGGAGGATTCAGGTTTCATGGCTTCAATTCAGTGAGGCGCATATCGAGCCGATTGATTTGTGCGATGAGATGCCCAGTTGACGGCACGCGCTTCATTTTTTCAGCGTGATTTATTTCGTCGGTGATGTCCGCCTGAATTTCCATTCGCCGGCGATTGATTCTCCCGATGCGATTCCCGATTTTGTTGATGATATGCTGTGCGTTCATGTTCTTTTCTTTTTTTGACTGGCAGATTTTTATTTCCTGCCGATGGTTGAAATTACTCTTTTGGTAGTTTGGTGTCAAATCTTTTTTTGGAGTTGGATTTCCTGTCTCTTAAACCCGTTGAAAACATTGGCCGCCTTTGATTCCGTGTGCGAATTCTGACACTTTGATTTTGCCGCTTTTCGGACAGAAATCAGCTTCCTGGCATCTGATAATTCCGCTTTCCGAATATCGCCACCGCCCAATAAAGAGTGTCGGCCATCGCCTTTGTGTCGCCGCAGGCTTCGGCGCATTCGTGGAGCAAATCGTCGCACGCTTCTTTTGACCGTCCATGCGCTGCGTCCCATTTCACAAATTCCTCAAGTGCCAAGTCCCAAATCCTCAATCCGAAACGGTAGCCGCCGTCGTGATACCAGCCGGCAATCCAATCGTCCCCGCCATGCTCGCGCCCGAATGCCGCTGCAATTTGAGGCGCGGAAATTCCGTCCGACTGCTGGCCGCGTGACAATTCCAAAAGCCGCCCGTCTTTCGTCAGATAATAATTCGGGATGCAATTGATGAACAGCATCGCGTCCGACGAATCGGTGTTCAAGATGCGCGTCGAGAATTGACCGGGTGCAATGTGAAAACCGCAGATTGGAAAAGTGTCGAGCATTTTTTAGATTGCCGGGCGGCTGCGCACCATACGGAGCCAGCGCCGCCCGGCGTTTTGGATCAGAACGTGAATCCTGTCCCAATTCTCAAGCCGGGATAATTTGATTGTTGCCCTTTGAACAGCACGTCGTAGTCCAGCGCTATTTCAGTGAACGCGCCGTGTGCCATGATTTTACGGAGCAGCAATGTCGGCTCGGCGAATCCAGCTTTCTGCGTTTTGTCGTATCCCCCATTTAGCAGGATAGTCATGCTCAAGTCGCCCCTGTTAAGGAAGCGATAACCGCCGCCAAACTGGACACGGTAGATTGTCCCGACCACTCCAGCATTGTCCATTTCACCGTCCACGGCGAGGTTTCCGAAGTTCTTCTGGACGTTGAGGTAGTTCGCCCACTGGTTGTTATTCTGCCAGAGTCCGCCAACGGCGAAGTCAATCTCGTTGGTCGGCCACGACTTGGTGTAGTCAATGGACGAAAACCAGCTTGCCGCCGTGGTGACGAAGTTGTTTTCAGCCGTCGCTGCGTTCGTGTCTGTAAACTGCGCCTGAACTGATCCCCCCGCCAGCACGAGTGCCGCGAGGCCGATGACTGTCATTTTTATTTTGTTCATATATGATTTACTGTTTTTGTTTCTTCCCCGCCGGAGCGACCGGTGGAAATTAGTTTGTTTTCCCTACAGCAATCAGAAACAGTCCAATTGCCACTAGCAGACAGGCCACCGCGACCACCACTGCATTTGATTTTACAATCCCTAGAATGGATAGCCCGCCGCCAATCACTGCAAGAATCGCCGCCGCATTGTAATAGATATTATGCATAATTTCACTTTCGTTTTTGTTTTCTGTTTACCCAGCGTTCTTCACATTGTTTCAACCTCAACTCTGTTGATGCAAGATTTGCACCATGCACCATGCAACCAGCAAAATACATTATTCGTCGTGCAAGTATTTGAATCTTGTCAGACTCAGTGTTTTTAACGTCAGATATAGCATCAACGATATACTTTTCTTCATCAGCTATCTGTTTTTTATAGTATGTATCTCGAATACTCATATTATTTTTGTCTGGCTTGGATTACTTCCTACCGGACTTGTGTTCACTGTGTAAGGAAAAGACACAGCACTTGGCGCGGCGGCTTGCGCTTGCGTGATCGGAGCCGGCGCAGAATCGTCCAAGCCGGCTTCTGTCTTGGCTTTGTGTTCCGCGAACGTGGTGGAAAGGAACGAGCCGAGGCCGGAGAAACCGGCAACGAGCGGCGCGCAGATTATGATGAGCCAGCCCGCAACATTCGGCTGGGCAGAATCGCCGGTTGAGAACGGCTCAAGCGCGATGCCGAGCGCGGTGAAGAACGGTATGCCGAAAGCCACGCCAGCTTTCAGCCAGATTACTTTGAATGGATTCATGGCTTCTTTGATGGTAACGAATCCTCGATGTGTTGCAATTTCAAATTGATGTCGGCGGTGTTTTTGTCAAGAATTTCGGTCAAACCAGCCTCCTTCTCCCAGAGTTTTGCGTCGGTGGACGACAGCGCGGCAATGGAAGTTTGGAAATCAGCCTTGCTGACATAGGTGCCGATGATTTCCAGTTTCAAATCCATCACTGACTTTATCGTGTCATCGTGGCTGGCCTTGGCTTGCATGTGGTTCACAAGCCCGATGCCGCTTACAAGCAGGCCGAACAGGGCGGTGATGATGGTGTTTGCCTTGATTCCGAAAACCTGTTTCTTGTTGCTGCTTTCTTGATCGCTCATAATTCAATCCCCTTTCCCCATTGTTTCACTGATAAATCCACGGCATTCCGCCCGGATAGGTTGTTGGCGGCGCTGGAGCATTTGTTCCTGCCGCGTTATACGCCCCAATCGTCCACGGGCCGGTTGCCGGTCGCGCGTTGCCATCCAAATCTTTATCCAGACCCGGAAGATTGAGGATGGTTAGATTCGTTCCTGCCCCAATCGCCGCTGAATTGGTCAGCGGATGAAGGTCGTAGTTAAACGGCGACACATGAACGGCACTCACAAAGGGAGGCGATGAATTGGCGACACTGTGAATTTCCCACCCAAATTGACGCGGGTCAGTCACATGCGAATCTGGTATAAGACCCCAAATGCCAACACTCGGCCACAAGGCAAATATCGGAACCCAATAGACCTGTTCGGTGAAGTATGAGTTGTAATCAAATAGAACACTGTTCGTCAAACGCGCTATTCCATCGGTCGCCACGTTTATCTCATAATCGTAGGCGTTGTTGTTTCCGATGTTGAGCGTGCTGATGAGGTTATTTTCTACACGCAAAATGGTGCTGGTCTGGGTGGATGGCCATGCCGGGACTCCTGTGCTACTCACGACGATTTGAATGTTTCCACCGTAAAACGTATTGTTGAAAATCCCCATCTGGCATGGTGTATTGGTAAAATCCCCGCTCACATTCACGGCGTTATTGGCCGCTGAAAGATAGAAAAGATTGTTGTAGATGTATCCGCTGGTGCCATCCTGCAACCAAATCGCCGTGGTGCCGCCCGGATAACCCATTGTCGTGATAAACTTGTTGTTGTAAATGAGAACATTGGTGTCTCCGGGAAAGCGGTCAATCCCCATGTTTCCGCTTTCCCCCTCACCATTGAACATCATTATCGCGTTCTGGTGAGGGCCGCCGCCATTATAGCCTTGATACAATCCACCAGCGCCGGTGCCCACATAATACTGGTCGGTGTTGGAAAACACACAACCGGAAACCACCACGTTGCTGCGGTATGAATTGACACACAGCACCGTCAGGCCCCATTCCATTTCATCATGGAAGAAACAGTTTTGAACTGACAAGTTCCAAGCACCATAAACGCCAAAGGAAACCGGGTCGCGGATACGGTCAAATTCACAGTTTGTGATTGTTACGCCATCGCAAATAGATGCTCCAACAGCACATCCTTGCAGCGAACTTCCGTTGACGTTTGTGGGCCATTCCTGCCAATAACCCAGTCGGCTGAAATTGCAGTTCTCAATCTTGACGTTCAGCATGGTATTGGCGGTTATGCCAGAACCGGGTTTTGCCGGATACCCATTCGGGTTAAAATTCCCAACTGGAATAGTATTTGACCCGCCTATATTTGTGAAACAAAAGCTGTTGAAAACTACATTCGACATGAGGATGGGAACGGTGAATGCCACGATGGAGTTTGAACTGAAATCATCAGTAATGATGGCCGAACCAGTTCCCCAAGACCCGGAACTGTTTCCGTCGTAGGTGACAGGACTGCCATAACTACCGCCCGCGACTGTGATTCCGGCTCCGACAAGAATATACGAAACGCCTCCCTTGAAATAAACCGTGTCTCCAGGACTGAATGTTGCCGATGCCGCCGTGCCGGTTGCATTGGTATCACCCAGACAATGCTGCCACGGCGTTGAAGTTGAAGTGCCATTGCTGCTGTCGCTGCCCGCCGAGTAGTCAACGTAGTAAGTCGCAGCAAACGATGAAATCATCGCGCTGACAAAAATAAAGGCCGAGATAATAAGTCGTTTCATGGCACGGTATAGACCGCATTCACTGGCACAAAGACACCACTATTGTTTGGATTGACGACGTTGTCATTTTGCAGAAAACCAGCCGAACCATAGGCGTAGTTACAGGCCGTGAAGTCGGCGGAAAACGTATAAACTCCCCTTTCATACCACTGGTCGCCACCGGAAGTTTCCTCACTTACAACGGTTATGGTTGCCCCTGACGCCACTGAAATTGGCGATGACAAAACCACTTCCAAAACCTCTCCGACTGTAGCTCCCGACGTGTTGACCGTTACAGACCCCAGAACCGTTGTGCTACTATTGACCCCGCCCACATAATCTCCGCTGTAAACATAGACTGTGTGAGTCTGACTATTTCCAGACACCACCCACCTTCCTAATTTCGTGATGGTCAAATCCCTTGTTGCTGTCGCACAGAATCCGACCAACCCCGAATAATCGCTTCTCAAAGAAGTCGAAGGGACAGGTGAAGGAATTATTGTGTATGTCGTTACACCCCCGCCCGCCGATGGCACGGTCGTCAACTGCACAAGCTGGCGATAGCTGAATCCCAGACAGCCGATTAAAAGAAACGCGATGAGTAATGATTTTGTTTTCATGGTATGATTGCGGCGGCGACGTTGGTTCTTACGTTTGGCCAAATCTGGAATCCCGCGCTCAACGTCCAGCTTGAATTGATGGTCACAAGCGCCATCCGGTTTCCCGTTCCGCTGCCGCTGCCATCACCCGTCGCGGTTTGGGCAAGATAAACAGTCGCTGCTGACAGGTGCAGTGATACCAAAAACGATGCGATGAATAGTGGAAATTTCATGGTGTGACAAAATATGCGGATCATTGTGGTTTCCAAACTCCAATTGGAGTTCCAATTGTGTAAGTTTCTGAAAAGTATTCTCCGGGCTGCAATGGAATCATGGTGTCGCCGGTTACGAGAAGTGTGCTGGATATTTGAGTGCCGTTTATTTTCAGCGCCGTTCCAGTGACTCCGGCATTGTCAATGAACACAAATATATTTTTACCAGTCGCGTTCGTCCAATTGACGGTTGTGGCGGGAAAACTGATTGAGGCCAGCGCGAGCGTGTTGCTGGAATAGGTGGCTATGCCGTAAGTTCCTAAAGTAAGTGGAAAGCCTTGATCGTTATAAATTCCAGCGCGGGCACATATCGGAGGAGTGAAATAAGCGCCCCCGTCACCCACATCAATACCATGCGGGAAAACTGGATAACTAGCAGAGTTGAAAAAAGGATTGGCAACGGTAAAGTTTATGTCTCCACCGACAGTTAAAGTCCCGCCCACTATTAGATTCGTGGTCAGAGTAATTGGTCCAGAATTTGTCTCCGCAAACGTCACTGGATTCCAGATGTCGTATTGTCCCATTGCCGTGTTGGTGACGACATGATTGCCATTTGCGTCCGTGTAGGTTAAAAAGTTTGTTCCCACGAATTGAACGTTCGTAAGTGTTGCCCCCGCAAAAAGATTTGTCGCCGCAAAAGCGTAAAGACTGCTTCCCCCCGCAGGAGCATTGGACGGAGCAATCGTGCCGTCTGACCTGAATGTTGCAACCTGTCCAGCCGAGCCGTTCGGCCATGTCAACCCTCCGGCGTTACCAGAGATTGTGCCGCCAACAGTTAAGTTGCCGCTCTGGTAGCTGTTGAATCCTGCGTCCATTGACCGAACAACATGAGTAACCTCATTGGTGTAGTAGAAAAGTCCATAATATGGGTTCCAACTTGAAGCGAAGCTCCCGTCAATGGCATCCGAGTGCATCGCTCCCCCATACAAATAATTGGTCATCCCAAACGACGGGTCAAACTGGAAGTGGCTTACAATAAGGTTCGTGTTCGCGCCGGTAGCCTGTGAGATGTCGCCGGAAATGTGCGCAGCAACAAGATTGCTCACCGTCAGCGTTGAGTTCGTTGCGATGTTGACCGCTCCGGGAGTATTGTTCGTCACCAGACCGCTTGGAAGTGAACCGCCGCCGAGCATCGCCCTTGTTGCCGTGTCCAGCTTGTTGCTGCCGACCGTTCCTGCATCAATGTTTGTCCCTGAAAATGAAAACCCGGAAATCCGCTGGCCATAAATATCAATGACATTCCCATTCGTTCCTGAGAGTGAATACGCTGCGCCAGGTTGAAACTTGAATGCGTCAACTCCAAAAGCCGGCTCGAAGAAATCGATCAGGCTGTCAGACATTGAATAATTCCCAAGTGGAGATTGTATGCCGGAACCCGGAGTCAGCACGCCATACACAGTCATTAAAGCCTCCGACAGAAAAAGCGCCTGCTGCCCGCTGACGTAATAGTAAAACCCTCCCCCGGCGGTCGCAAATGCCATGTCGTAAAGCGAATCCAAGTTCGTCAAAAGCATCATGTGCGGCTGCGGGTCGTCCACCTCGATAATCCGTATTGTTGCCCCTTCCGATTCAACCGAAAGACCACCATGCGCCGTGACGTTAGTAACACCTGCTCCGTTAACCAAGTTAGTCGCACTGTCGGCATTGCCAGTAAGATTTCCAATAAACCCATTGGTCGAAGTGACCGTTCCAGCTTTCAAAGTGCCGCTCATGGTGACGTTGCCAGCACCATCGTTCGTGTAATAACTTGGAGATGAGCCATAAGGATTGTAATACCAGCTTGCCCGGTTGGTAGGAGTATATCCAGACACAATACCCACAAAACCAGAAAGGTCAGTCCTATAAATGTTGGACTCAATTATCGTCTCGCCAACTGAGAAATTGGTGATACCAAGCCACGGTGGAAATTGGAAATTGCTAACGGCAAGGTTCGTGTTCGATCCGGTTGCTTTTGAGATGTCGCCACCGAGAATGTTATTCGCGTTCGTCAACGTAACTGGTCCGCTGACTACCTGCATCGTCCCTGCGTTCGTTGTGAGGACATTGGCTGTGCTGCCTCCAGAACCTCCTAGCGCGGCCATGAACGTCGCGTCAACCTTGTTGGTGGAGATAGTGCCTGTTTGGATGTTCGTGCCACTCATGCCGCCGACGATGGAAGCATTTGTCACTTTGAAGATTCCGTTTTCAAGGCTCACGTCGCCGCCGAGGGATGAGTGCATTGCGACCAGCCCACCCGCTGAAGCCTCAAAATAATCTCCAGACCCATTTTCCAAAATCACGTCCGTTGCATACAGGCTCAACCTAGAAGCACCGCCTGCTGACGGCCCGTAAATGTTGTTCACGTTCGTCAGCGTCCCCACGTTCAAAACATCTGCGCCCCATGTGCCGTGAAGGTAAGGTGTCGCTCCCCAATCGAGTGCGGACTGGAAATTGTATGTCAGTTGCCGGGCATTGAAATCCGCCGATTGCTGCGAAGCTAGATCGTAAGCCGTCCCGTATTGAAAGTTGAATGTCGGCGTAGCGTTGCTGGGAGAATATCCGCCGCCGAAGAACATGTTGGCGTTGTTGCTCAAGACAATGGTTCGCGTGTCGCCGGTCGTAACGGCACCCGGTGCCGCCGCAGACACCACAATCGTCCCGCCGTTCACCGTCACCACCGCGCCGTTCGTTCCCGTGCCGTTCGTGATTGTGCCGGAGCCGCCGCCTCCACTTCCGGTTGAAGATATTGTCCATGTGCCGTCATTATTGTTCACCACTGAAATGTTTGTCCCGGCATTTAATTGCTGAATGAATAGCGCGAGTGACTGACTTTGGCTGAAAACATTTGTGCCTGGGTTTGAGAACGAAGAAATTTGGCTCGTCACCAATGATGCCAGCGGCCACGTTCCGGTCGTGTTGTAATTCGTCACCGTCCAATATGACCCGCTTGAATCTTGCGGCCAAAATCTGTAAATGCCGGCCTGGATGTTGGTGAATGCAAAGTTCCCTCCTGCGTCTGGCGTTTCCTGAATGGGATCGTTGCTGATGAAAATTCCGTTTATCGTCCGGTTGATTGGCCGGGTGATGCTCAAATTCACAACAAGGCCGGCGCGCGGCTTTATGCTGAAATCTGAAATTTTCCCGGTAAGGACGTTGCTTTGAATTTGCCCGAATAATGGCAGGCAAAATAGGATGGCTGCAATTGCTGTTGATAACCGTTTCATCAAAGCGAATTTGCTTTTTGTTTTCATGGGTGTCAATTTTCTTTTGTCTTATTTTGCGGCGTCCACCTTTCCCATTTCGGGACTGGCAAGGGACATTTCTCGGTCGCTAGATGTGTCTTTCGGACAAACTGCGTGCTGACACCACATCCGCATACACGGCAACTGCCTGACTTGTTTTCATCACAATCCGCACAAATCATCTGACGTTGCAATTCAACTCCAATCGGCACAATCAGTGGGCTTCCGTGCATGACAGATGCCATCGCGCGGGCGGCGGCTCCCGCGGCATTAACAAGCTGCTGTCCAATTGTCGGGAAATCAGAACCGCCGCGCAATTTTTCGAGGCCGTGAATCATGTCAGCAATTCGGGTAAATCCCGGTCGGCGCATAAACCGAGTCCGGCTGCGTCAAAGGCGAAGGCGGTGCCGCCACGTTATCGGGTATTGTGTGCGTTGCCGGGCTAAACATGGTGTAATTGAAAATCACGGGCGGCACAGCGTTCAATCCCGATCCGCCACCGCCATCGGGCGGCCCTGTGCTGCCTGTTGAGCCGGGGATGACCGCCCGCGCCTCGACAATGGGCACGCACGTCGGCGGGCACGTCGGCGGGTCGGCGAGTTCGCAGTTGGCGGCGGGATGTCCGCACGGGACATGCGGCGATTGATAAATCGGGTCAATCATCCCTTGAATGAAGTCGAGGTATTGAGCCGAGCCGTAACGCGGGTCAATCTGCGCAACGTAGCTGTCGGCAAAGTCGGCGCGGATGCCTTGGCCGGTTGGCGGCGTGTCGGCGGTGTGCGACGAGCAGACGATATACCACGGGCCGCAACTGACCCAGCCTTTACAGGTGTCTGCAATCGTCGTGTGGTCTGGGTCGTAGCCGTAGCAATTCGTTCCGGAGCAATCGGGCGGGTCGTCGAATATCGTGCCGCAACCGGAAATCCAATCGCACGTCCAAATCACCCCGCCGTCGTAAGCGAGATTGCCGATGGCCGGAGTTAATCCTGTGAACGGATTTGTCGAGGGGTCAGAAGTTCCGGCTTGTGTCACCGTCCACAAATTGCCTCCGGAATCGAACACTTGAAAACCGAGTGCATAAGCCGTGTTTGCCGTCCAGCCGCCGACGTTCATTCGGGCATATTCGCCGGGCTTCCTGAAATCCTTGGTCCACTCACCCTTGACCATATTCCCGACGCCATCATGTTTCCCCTGCCAGCCGTCATAATTCCAGAACCATTTCGGAATTGCGTGATCCGAGGCATCCGGCATCTTCCAATTCACCGTCGTCTCGCCTTCGAGAGCACCGTAAAGCACAACCCATTTAGCCGCTGCGATGGTCGCGTAAGTTTCCAGCACCTTGAACGTCGTGAGGCTGCTCGTCACCGGAGTTTTGTTGGACGATAACGCCGCCATGTCCGCGCCACAAAAATCCACGGCGATCGGAATGCCACTTGGCACAACTTCATCCATCGGCACTTCCGTCGCCTCGGTGACGATCTGGCACGTCGGGATGTAATCCACTCCCGCATGTTGGCCGGGGTCGCCCGCGTGAGAGCCGGGATGGTTTCCATTTGAATCGTCCACTGCTGTCACGGATTGAACCGCCAGCCGTCCACCGAACGGCGGGCAACTTGGAAAGCGAAACTTAAACATCACGCCATGAATAGTGTCGGTCAAATTTCTGCCGTTGTCCCAATAGGTGAATCCCGCCGGAAGTCCGTAAAGCGAATGGCATGTGAAGCTCAAGCCGGTCACGGTGTCAATTTGATAAGTCCCGTCGTGGCCAGTTCCGTAGAATGACCAGACATCACCCGGAGCCATCGCAACCGCGCCAGCCAGAGTCCCAGCGGTGCCGGTGAAGCTCGAATCACTGCCATCGGCGGCGATGCAGCCAACGTGCAATTCGTCCACAAGCCAGCGATCTTTCCCGAATGGGCGTGCATGATTCAGGGCAGGGTAACGCACGCCTGTCTGGATGCTCTTGACAGCCCAGATGCCAGTCAGCGGAGTGAACTGCGGCCCGCACACGCGCGTGCGCCCGAATGTCAGCGCCGAGCCTTCCCATTTGTTCGTCATCTGGGTTGCGCAACTCGGACACCATTCGCCGTATGTATGCAAGTAAGCCGTGAACCAGCCCAGATTGTCGCACTCTTCGTAGCCTTGAAAGTTCGGGTCAAAATAAGTCAGCGGGATGCCAAGAGCCGGATCGAATGGCACCACGTTCCCGCCGGAGTCAATGGAGATTGGCTGGCCAAGAACCGAGCCGTCAATTATTTTTACAATCCCGGATGCCGCCACGGATGCGAAATCGGAAGTCGGGTTTGAACTCAACGAACCGTCTGACTTTTGCCAGGCGTAACACTGCATGTCTTTCCACCCATTCACAGCAGTCTTTCCCCAAACCCCCGTGCTGATCCAGTCAGCATAATTCGTCATCGTTCCGTCAAAGCTGCCGTCCAGAATTGGTTGAACATCCAACTGACGCTCGTTGTGCGAAACTTTCGGCATGATGCCATTGAAAGCGTTTGTAGTCAGCGGCAGCATCGTCCGGTCAAGCAACCGCCATGGCTCCATGTTCGCGTCCACTTCGGCGGTAACCGTGGCGGATGTGTTCGGTTCTGAAAGCTGAAGATATACAGTTATCCTATCCATATAGCTTCCCGGCTCGTCGCCTGTGTTCAAGCTGTCAAACGTCGTCCAATCAATTTGAAGCGCCGTGTCTGAAAGTGAGGTCACGTCAATCGTCGTTCCGTTATTATCCTCTAGGTAAGGAGCAGTGCCAACAGTTGTCACAAGCCTGTGGAGGTTTTTATGCCTGTAAAATATGCCGTTGGTGAAGTCGTATTTGAACTCCTCATCGGGAATTCCCTCGGAAGAAATGGTTAAGTCGCCATCAACAGAGTCCGGCATCGTCGCGCTGCCACTCACGTCGTCCGTGGAAATGGTTTTTCCTGTTGTGTCAATCGTAAATCCAGTTCCAAACGGAGTCTGTAAAAACAGCGAGAAGAAATTAGCCGCTCCTGCCTGCGCAGCCAACAGCTTGCCAACAAGTGTGGCAAGTTCCGTGGTCGGGTCTGATGCGGTCGCAGGGTCATCGTATCCGTCAGGAATTGAAAGTGTTCCCAACCTTTCCCCGCTCGACTCGACAACTTCACAGGTTCGCGTCTGGCCATATTTGGTGTGAACGGCAGGCGTTGAATCATCATAGGTGATGTCAGTTTGATGCGTCACTGTAGCAACCAGCTTCAAATACTTGGTGCTTGGTGGCGTTGAACGATAAGGTTCCCAGACAACCCAATTCAATGATCCTAAACATTGCTTGCTCTTTGTCGGCACTCCTTCGTAGCAAGTCCACGGCACGATGCCATGCCACTGCCGAGCCGAACAAACCGCCGCCCAGCCGACGAGGTTGCACGCGCCGAAATCGTGAACAGCGTCTTGCCTCAAGAATGTGAACGCCGCGCCGCCGGAGTGCGCTGGCGTCTGTGTGGCAGTCGTGATGGCTGTCAGGTCAACATAAACCGCGCCGGGATCAACAACCGTTGCGCTTTGAATCACGCCCGCCGTGCACTTAATTCTGAACGTCGGCGCGCGGTCATCTGGATTGGATGAATCCGGCGCGTAACCCAGCACCGGCGACATGAGCGCGCCGTCCGTGTAGCCAGTTCCGCCATTCGTCACCACAACCGATAGCAGCGCGTCCATCTTAGCAAACATGTTGACTGGCGGGCGCGGCGTCCACGGCCCGCAGAATACGCTTCCACCAGAATAGCCGCCCGGATAATTGGTGCCGTCATACCGCGTTCCGCATGTGCCGCTGGAATAATCTCCACAATTATGACTCCCGCCATCGCTGTAGAATCCGTCGGCGTGAAGCGGTTGCAGATTTGAGTTTCCCTTTGTGCTGTCCACCGTTGAAGCGTTTCCAGAATTCTGCGCGTGCAGGTCGGTCGTGTTTTTGTAAATCGGGACTTTCAACCCATACTTGTAGTGCTTCGGCTTCATGCACGGGCCGTAGTCCGCGCACTTCGCCGGTTGCGGTGGACTTGAGACTGGATTGCTCATGTCAGCAAGGGCTGTAAATCCAGATCGGAATCCAATACACGTTTGTTCCGTCAGCATCGCCCGAAAGCGGACTGCCAGAAGGAACACCCAACTGCGGTGGGATTTGCGGGACAAAGTAACCGCTGCCGGTGTCTGGCGGAACATCTTGAGCAGCTATCCAGACGCCAGGCTCCGCCATTACATTTATCCCGAAGAAATCGCCCGGCGTCAATTGTGTGGCTCCAATTGTCACAAGCGGATTTTGTGGTGAAATATAAACCGCCGTTGATATTCCTTTTGAGTTTGGGCCAGGAATCAGAATCGTGCCGTCGAGTTCCTTTTTTGGTGTCTGCCACTGCCAACCGCTTCCAGATGGTGAACTTGCGCCGCCAAGAATTCTGCGCCGCATTTTCTCAACCGTCCGCGTCACGATTTCGATTTGATTCAGCGCGCTTTGAAGTTGCTCGCGTAGTTTTTTTTCATTCTTCCATAATTGCCTTACGTCATTGGCATCTCGCGGAGAACGCATGACAGAACTTTCACGCGGCACTTGCAGGAAAACATTTTTTGAAACTGAACACGTTGCCATATTAAGACAGGAGCAAGTTTCTGTAATGTCCGACAACTGACGGCCTGTTTCCGCCGCTCAAATTGCTGCTGTTTCCGCCAGCGTTCAAATCTTCATCCCATGCCCCAATTGGGGCGCCAAGCCATTTCCTTGTGTGCTTCCATAGCAATCCGTGAATACATTCTTGCGTGTCTGCGTCCCGGAGCCAGCTTATTTTCACGGCATGACCGTAGATTCCGTCCGCGCTGTAGCATTGAGGATTGAACTGGCTCAAATTATCAAAGACTGTCTGGCCGGTGTTCGGTGGATTCTCGGTTGAATAAAAATAATCTGGCAACGATGGAGTTGCTGAAACCGGGTCTTCAACGTAGCCGCCAAGATTCAAAAGTTGCGGGCGGAAAGAATACTCGCTCCATACCATTTCGACTCCGCTGACTGGCGGTGTATCTTCCATCCTCCAAAGTTTCCCGATGAGTTCTTTTGCGGCGGCAAAGGCCATTGCAACCTTTGAGTTTGGGTCGGTTGAAGGGTTGAACGAAACGAGATAATTTACCGGGTTTGCGTCTCCGTCTGCTGCCCACGCTGGCGGATATGGGTTGCCTCCGAAAAGGGTTCCTATTGCTGGCGTGGCTGTGGCTGGTTTGTCTGGATTGTAATTCGGATTGTTGACCGGATAAACAGTTTTGCCAGAGACGAAAGCTGAAATGATTGTGTCATGCAACGATCCGGTGATGCAGTTTATGTTTTCAGTCGTCGGGATGAATGCATTTTCCCGGTAAGCCTGAATCGCCCGGATGATTGCCTGCTTCGCGTTGATCTGTGCGCTTGTGTCTGACGTGCCGCTGAAATTTGGAATTTGGTTTGTCGGCATCAGCGCGTAAAAGTATCGCGGGTGTTTCAAAATGTCCAAACCGAGTTTGACCGGACTCAAACTGTATTCATCAGGTGGAACATCAAACGACATTGATTCGGAAACAACTGTGAGCAACGCCTTTCCTCCTGGTTGTCTCTGGATGCTGCTCGACAAAACGCGGTAAAAATTCCCGTAAGAATCTCCGAGCAAAGCGCCGCGCCCGTAAAAGTTCAGGCGCATGAACGCCTCGCTCCATGACATTCTGACGTGATGCGTTACCGTGCATTGTTCGGCGCGCTCCATTATCGGGGAGTCGTCCAACTCTTGCGGGGTGATGGTGTCAATCGTCGTTGCTCCGCTTGCATCGAAAACAACAATCTGCCCGGGCTGCGTCGGCGTCCCTGTCCGGCCTCCGGTTCCATCGGTGCGATCTCCACCGTGGCCGAGGTTGTCAACGAGCGGCGTATAGTTCGGGACGTTTGGCATTTTACACGACGGTTAAAGTTGCCGGGTCGCTGATGATTGAACCCGGCTCGGTTGCGTTGTCGGTGACGATGCAGCGATAAAATCCAGCCAGCGTGCAATTCAAAGTTGACTTCGTTTCCTTGTCGCAGTTTTCCCATGATTTTCCATCGGCTGAATGTTGCCACTGATAAATCAAGTCGTATTCGCTGCCGGCCTCCACCGTGAAGGTCGCCGCGTCGCCCTTCTTGCATTGCTTTGATTGCGGCTGCACCAGAATAACCGGCGGCGTCCACGTCAAACCAGGCTCCAACACAAATGCCAGGTTTATCAGGTCGGCGATGCTGATGGCCACGGCTGCCTTGCCTCGTTTCACGAAAAGATATTCATCGCTCAACTGAAGATAACGGGACCAGTTCGGATTCGTTGCCGGAAACTGCGCGATGCTGACCTGCCTTGCCGGGAGTGACGCGGTGATTTCGTGAGCGAACACCGGCGGCAGGGTGATCTGCTTGCCGTTTGGAGTTGTGGAAATACATTTCATAAATTTACGGTGCTGATGGAAGCGCCATGCCTCGCGTGATGGTCATTCTTCCGGCCTTGTGTGCGGCTTCTAAAAGTCGTTGAAGATATGTCGCGGATTTAGCCGTGCTGTCCGCTGTTTTCGCCGCGTAGTTTGTCCCGCCGGTTCCACCCACTTGCAATCCCATGCGCTCCCAAGCCGAGGCGGGCATTTGCTTCATGTAGGCTTGCGGTGATCCCACCTTGTCAATTTGGTTCTGGCCAATTGCCTTGGCTCCTTGTCGAATATCGTCGAAAGCGCTTCCGGGGACAAATCCAAATAGGGTTTGCAGTATCGAGCGCTTTCCAATTTCCACCAATTTAGGATGCGCCGTTGTTATTTTGTCTATTGCGCTAGTGGTCGCCGCCGTCAGCTTTGAAAGAATCATTGTGAATCCCACAGTCTCCGGGCTTACTTTGTCGGCCATTTCCGCTTTGAGCGCGGCCATGTTCGCTTCCAGCACTTTGAATTCAATTCCAGTTGTCGCCATCGAAGCGTTTGTTTTGGCCGTGATCCGGTAGGCTGTTTCCAACTGGTCATTCAAAGCCGCAATCTGCCGCCCAAATTGAAAAATATCGTTTTCACTTACGCCGAGAATGTTTGCCAGCATGTTCCGCTTGACCGTCATTCCGATCCCCATTCCGCTCATCAAGGCGTTGGCGTAAAGCTTGCGCGCCGCCTCTGCCGCCTGCATGACCATCTTGGCGAACATTTTCAGCGGCACAAGAGCGGCACTTATTGCCCGGATGATGACGTAGAATGATGCCAGCAGTTGACCAATAGGAAGTGTTACGTCGCGCATTGATGAAATAACACCCATCATGCCCGATGCTGGCGCTGGCTCTTTCGGCGCATGTGGCAGTGTTGGAAATTGAGCGGACGGAAGATGCGGAGCCATCTGACCTCGAGCCTTCAAATCTGCCATCCCGTAACCAAGATTCTTTTTCAGATTTCCAAGCAATGCATCACTGCTTTGCTTCGCCAGAATTTCAGCCGGATTTGTTGCCAGTCCGCTTCCGGTCATTGGAACGGTTTGTCCCGGATACCATCTTGAAAATCTGGTTGACGACTTTCCGGGTTGATCTGCGAAAGTGATTTTTTGGCCGGGAGCAATCCCACCTGGATTAAGCTTTCTCCATTCGGCGATTTGCTTGGCGAGTTCGCTGGTTGTCTGTTTTGTTTTTCTGGCAAGATTTTCTTGAGCCGCTGCCGCCTTGTTTGTCCCCGCCGCTACCGCTCCCATGTCGCCGCCTATTGATGTCGAAAGTATTCGGTTGGCTGCTTTCGCAAACTCCGCAGCTTGTCTTTTGGCTCCTTCGAGAACCAATTTAAGTTCTACTGAAACTTCAGCGCCCATTTTGGTTTTGTTGTTTTTTTAATTGCTGCCACTTATCCAAAAGATTTTGGATGTGCTTGTATCTGTCACTTTCATTCCTGAATCGGATTAAATTCAGTGGTGTGTTGTATTCTGTATCCCATGAATTGATAAACCATATTTTTTCTGGCAATGGGTTTTCAGCTTCAAGCTTGTAGCTTAACAGGCCAATTCCCATTTCCAAAAAAGATATATTCATGGCTGTTTCGTTGTTGCTTTTAATCGTTCGCGTTCCCTGCCGACATATCCAAGCCCGTCAATTTTCACTCCGGTTCCCCAAACACTCGCCCGGCTGGAAACCGCCCTGTAATACCAGACCCATGATTTTGCGCCGTCAATTTCATCCAAACAAAATTCTTCGCTCCATCCGTAAGTCTCCATCAGAAGCCCGACCTTCGTTACTACCCAGCCTAAACCTTCGGCGCAGGCTGGGACGAAGCTGGGGGGCTTGCATCAGCTTCCCCTTCCGTGGCCGGCTTGTATTCGACGTGCGTTCCGAGATAAGTGGCAAGCTGCTCGACGATGGCGCGCATGATGAGCGCGAGTTGCATCCCGCTCAATTCGCTGAATTCATTTTCGGCCAGTTCGCGGACTTTTTCGGGACCGGCTTTGATGGCGTCTTTCACTTCCATCGTCGGACGGGTGAGCATCCAATTCAAGAGCCACGCTTCCTTGCCTGACGGTTCGGGATTTTCCAGCCATGCGCTGACTGCGGTGAAGCTGTTCAGCTTGTGATCGAATGCCGCGAGCCGGATAAAGTCCCCGTCCACAAAACGACGGACTTTGAACGGGCCGACTTGGATGTCCGGCACAAGCGCCCAAACGTCTTTCAGCGGGCCGGGGAGCGCTGCGGTTGCCGCCTGCAAACCGATTTTGTCGTCGGCCTGTTGTTTGGCCTGCGTCTCGATGATTTTCTTTTCCGCTTCTTGTGGGGTCATATATTTGGTATGAGCACAAACGATTCAAGTGTAAGCGTTCTTCCGGCGGGGGTTTTTGGCGCAGCATCCCATCCGGCGTCCACGATGATCCCTTTATACTTCGCATAACGTGTTCCAAAAAGTCCACCGCCATCTTGAATCCAAATCCATTTCCCAATTGTGAGCAAGGCAACGGATTGGTTGATGTCATCGCGGACTTCAATCTCGGTGTGGATTCCATCAAGGCCGATTACTTTTCCTGCTGTTAAGCCGTCGCCATTCGGAAGATTTTCGTTAAAGGCGATGATTGGCTTCTGTGTGATTTTTGTGACAGTCAAAAATCCCGCAACGTCCCCGCTCGGAACAAAGTTGTTTGTCCCCCAAAGAAGTGAAGTGCCGGTTCCCAATGCCTGATATTGCCCCACGGCAGCGTTCCCGTTTCCAGTTGTGCTGGTCGTCGGCCAGGCCATGCCCAAAAGTGGAATGACGCCGCCGATGGCGAGAAAGCTGGTCGCGTGCGGATGAATTGCGACGACCACCAGAAGAATCAGCGCGAGCATGACAAAAAGAATCGTGGCCAGCGTGAGTTTGTTTGAAAGTAAATTTTTCATGGCGTTATTGTTTGGTGATTTTTTCCGGCAAAACGATTGGCTGCGATTCGAGCGCTTCGTAAGTCCCGTAAGCTTGATCGAAGTAGCCGCCGAATTCCTGAAAGTAAGTGTCGGGGATTCCGAGAGATTCAAACGCGGCGACCTTTGCCTTCGCGGTTTCGAGGTGTTCACCCGCCGAACATTTCGCGGCTGCAATCTGCGCCGCCTGTAAAAGCTCTTTTTTGTTGGCAATCATATTTTTGTGAGTTGAGTTTTACGGGACGTAAATCGTGTTTGAATTTGTGGAGCCGATGTCCACTTGGGCGTATGGCACAATCTGAACGGGGATTGTCTGCTGCGGAACATTCGTTGTCCACGTCCCCGTCCCGGACTGGTTTGTTCCCGCTGGCAAGGCAAATGAGTTGGTGATCGAAGCAATCAAAACCACGTTCGTTCCGTTCGCGCCGATGACTTTCACGCCGTAGGAAAAAACAGCCGTCTCGTTCGTGTTGCTGATTTGGGAAAGTGTGACCGTCTTGGACGGGAACGACATGTAGGTGGTGTTGGTGTTGACCGTCCCGCCTTCAACCAGCGGCGCGTTTGTGCTGCCGGTGATTGAAATGCCGCCGCCGAATGTTTGCGCGGACAGATTGAACGCGGTTGAAAGAATCACCGCCATCGTCAGAAGTATGAATGTTTTTTTCATTGGTTTAATTTTGTGTTTGTGGGTTTGGTTTGCAAGTTATTTTTGTCGTTTTATCCAGTTGTGCCATTTACTAAAATTTCAGGTATATCCGCCGCGCAATCGAATTCTATGCAAATACAGTCAAGAAAAACATTTGCAACCGGCGTTGGCCCGATGTTCGCCAGCGGCCTCATGCCTTTGTAATTCACCAAGTCCTCTGCCGTGATGTTGGACATGACTCGGATGCCGTCGCGGATTGTTTCGCAGGCGTCGTAAAAGCTTTCAATGGCTCCTGGCGTTCCCGCCTGCCCGATTCCTTCCGTCATCAGGTTTTTGAAACCGTGGCCGCGCATGACGATGACTTGCCAGTTGCGGTCAACGCGGTGGAGTTTTGTCCGCTGTCCGCCCGCGTATTCTCCGCGAGCCGTTTCGCCGATGCAGATTATCAGGATGCGCGGTTGCTCCGCGATGACACCGCCGTTGTAAATTTCTTCCCAGAGATGGCTTTGATTTGCCACAACCTTTGTCAGTCCGCCGCGTGGTTTGGCGTAGGTGTCCAGTTGCGCGCGGATGGCCTCGGCGTCCTCTTTGATCGTCGGGCTTGGGTTTCCGTTGCCGTTTGGGTTGCTCATAAAATCTGGTCAAGCTTCATTCCCGCTGCGCGAATAACATCAGCCAATGTGAGCGGCATACATTCTCCACCCAGCATCGGGAAGATTGAACGCACGGGAACGCCCCGGCCCCGTTCATGTTTCAAAGCGTAATTCACTTCGTCGTCAGTGAGTTTGACGACATTCCCTTCCGTTCGCAATTGAGATTTCATCGCCCCAGTGACTTGGAGCGTGGCGTAAGTGCGTCCAACTTTCAAAGCGTAAGACGGTGAAAGCGGAGGCCAGTCGTTCGGACGTTCAAATCCAACCATGCCGAAATTGGCGCGGGTGCAATCTTCAAACGCTTTTGCCATTGTCTCTTCAACGGGGTCTTGGACTTGCGTTAGAGTTTTTTCCAAATCCCTTTCTAGCTTCGCTTCGTCGAATTTGTAGCTGATGTTCATTCGCGGTCAACTCCTCGAAGGACACACAAACAATTTATAGTTTCTCCGACGCCAGCGCGCGGGTCGCCCGGATATTGCTGCCCCGAAGGGAACATGGTTCCTAGCGGCACAACTCCAAGCTCCATGTTTTCAGCGTGTGAGTGGCGTTTTGTCGGGCGGTCGTATTGGTCCCAGATCACCGTGCGAAAGCCAGCGCGCTTCAGCCGGTCAATCTCGATGCTGCCGAGTGTGCAAGTGGTTTCAACGTCAATCATCACCTGTGAAGTTTTTACGGCGGCTTCCCGGACGTGGCGCGCGGCGTCGGCTTCCGGCATTCCAAAGGCTTCGGCTTTTGCTTCTCCGATGGCATCGCGGAGTTTGCCGGCGAATTCTTGCAAGTTTTCCTGACGGCTAGCCGCGAAGGTTTTGGCCTGTTCGCCGATTTGGGTTTCGTCCGCGTTTTTCAATCCGTCCGTGCCGAGCGTGGAATATATTTTCAGGTAGGCATCTTCCCCGGCCAAAAGCAGGAGCAAAAGGATGGCGGCGATTTCCTTTTTTCGCTTTTCCTTTTTGTCCGCCTCGATTTTGTGTGCTGCTGCGATTGCCGCCGCCTCGTAAATGGCTTCTGAAAGTTGGCGAGCCTGCGCGTTTTTGGCCTTTGTTTGTGCGGGTGTGAAGGGGGTCGTCTCAGAATTCGCACACTTCACTATTTCGGTGATTCGGCGGGAAAGACGCTCGCGCCGGATGGCTTGAATCATTTCGGTGATGTCAACGGAATGATCGGTGGCGGTGATGTTGTTATCCGTTCGGCTCCAGGTGCCCTTGTTTCCAATTGCAGATTTAATCTGGTTTGGTGAAAACACGCCGATGGATTCAATTCCGCTTTTTCGTTCAACCATTTTGATTCCGTCAAATCCGTTTTTCTGCGCCATGCGAATCATGTCTCCGTTATCCCAAAGCGGCAATCCCTTGTGAAAATAATCTTCGATGTAAGCCTTTTGTTCCCACGGCTCCATGCCATCAGCCCTGAATGATTTTTTTACCAATGCCATGTGCGCCGGGTTGGTTGTGTCGAATAGTTTTTCAGAGCGCAGATAAACCGGAATGATGTTGCCGCCCTCTTTGCTCCCCTTGTCCTCGGCATAAACATTTGCGTAATCCTTGTTCGTGGTGAAGAAATGGATTTCGCCGTGTCCGCCGCCATACTCCTCATAGTTTTTGAACTCGGTAAAATCCTTCGTTGTGCCGTGATACATCACCAGCGGCTTCCCGTCCTTGTCCACCACCTTGCTATCTCCGAACCAGGCTTTGAATTCGGGAGTGTCGGTTTGCAGCTTTGGTTTTTCGGCTGGTGATTTAACGTCGCCATTGAATTTTCTTGCAATGTCCACGCAGGCATCCATCGCCGCTTGCCATGTTGGAAAGCGATAATCCGGTGCATCAGGTCGGCCATCTTTGCGCTGAAGTCTTTCGCTTCCAATCCGAATATCAATATCTGGCTCGCTCTTTGCTGATTCGGTTGCGGGATGGTCGCTTATGCGAATGTCCACTATCACCGCATCATCATAAGCGAAATCTGGCAGGGCTTTATTCTCGTCAAATTCGGCGGCGTCTTCGGCGCGCACTTTTTCAAATCCGTAGGAGCCTTTCTTTTCCAACCCCTTCGCCGCCTCATAGCTTTTTGGGTCGAGTTGAATTTGCGCGTAGAGGCTTTTGGATTGGGCAGATCGGGAAAGTTTCACGCGAGCACGGTCAAACCATTGTGAATCAGTAATCGGAAATTCTTTGTCCTTGATTGATTTTATTGCGGCGTCTCGATCTTCCTCTTCCGTTTGCACGACTGGCTTTTGAAGCGCGCCGCCGACCTTTTCCTTTGCGGTTTCGATTGCCGACTTCACCTTGTCTTTGATTTCTTCCATGCTCAAAGGCTTTGGCGCGGCTTGCGGCTTGTCCTGTTTCGTGCGCTTGTCCTCGTGCTCGCGGACTGTCACCGATTTTCCGTTCCTGATCTCCGTGTAGGTTTTGACGTGGACTGCTGAAATGATTTCACCAAGACGATTGGCCAGGCTTTCCCGCCGCGTGTCGCTGGCTTTGCTTTGATAGCTTTGAAATTCAACCGGCACTTTGTCGTTGTCAGACCATCCGCCTTCCGGTTCATTTTTTTTGTTCACGCGGTCAATTATCTTGTCGAGGGCCGCACGGTTTTTTGTTTCATCCTTTGGTGCGCTTTCCGGTTCGGTGTGTTTGTAAATAGTCCCGAAATCGTGCTGCGCTCGGTAGGTTCCGCCGGGCTTTGGAAATTCAATGGTCGCTTTTCGTATCGCGTGACTGATTCCAACAACCTTGCCCGGATAATGTTTCCCGTTGAATGACACCGCAACCTTTTCTCCTTTTGAAAATGTGTGCGTCTGCATTTCTTCTCCGACCATCCGATTTACTGTCCACTGATTCCCATGAAACGGATGTCCAGCCTGTTCGCTGGCTTCCAAAATCTCATTTGAATCCAAAAGTGTCATGGCTTCTTTTCCACCGGCTCAAGTTTTATCTCGGTCACTGGCGCGTAAAATTTCACTCCGAACTGCGAGCAGCCTTGCGTGATGCAAAAGCAAATTGGCCGGGCGTGGTGTCTTTCGACGCTTAACGGAAAATCGCACGCAGGGCAGTTCACCCGTTCAATGATGCGTGCCGTGGTTTTCATGTCCAGCCAATGTTATTTCCCCAACCGTAAGTCTTTTCCCAGATTTTCAGGATGGCTCCGCTGGCGTCCTTTTGCTCATACACGTCGCCGATGTTTCCACATTGGAAACCGTTTGGCGGAGTTGTGCCGCCGTGCTTTCTGCCTCCGAGTGCGTTGTCCGTGCTCATGTCAATCTCTCCGATGATTGGAAGCGAGTGGACGGCGCTGACTGCCGGATTTGTGTTCGGGTCAACTGCGGTCAGGTAGTCAATTCCTGTCGGGTCGGATGGCGGCAAACAGCCCGCGCCTTTTTCCAGTCCTTCGATGTAGGCCAGCCCCTCTTTGTAAAACGTCTGGAAAGGCATCGAAGCGCCTTTTTCCGTGATGATGACCATCTGCAAATTCGGTGTGGAATTGATGAGTTGAAATGCGGCGATGTTTAAAACGTGGCGGACGGCTTTCGGCGGGACTGCGGCTGGTGTAACGGAAAGCGGAATTCTTCCGGCAATCTGGATTGCTTCGCGGACTTGCGCGACGACGAGATTGATTAAATCCGTCGCCCTGTCAGCAAGGTCTGGATTGAAAGCTATCGGTTGCTGCGGCGGGCTGACTTGCAACTGCTCAACTGTGTCAGAATCCGTGTTCTCATTTGCCTTGGCCATGACTGCCGAGTTGAGAACGGCGGCGAGTTGAAAACTCGTTGGTGTGATCCAATTACTCGGCATAATTCAAATCCAGAAGCCGCCGGCCAGTGGGAAAGGATACCCAAAGGCCGGCGGCGAACTGCGGTTATTTGCCAGGCATTGCGCTGACGCTGTAATTCGTCAGGAAATTCCCGGTCGAAGCTGTGCCCATGCCGATGGTTTCAACGTAGAGCTTCGTCCCGGCGCAATAGCCGGTCGTCGGCCCAAGCACAATGTTGGTCGTTACCGACGTTCCTGCAAACGCCAGCGTAACGGTTCCAAATGACATTCGGGGCGATGTGGATTGATTCCAATTCGTGTTTGCGGTCGTTGTAATCGGGATGTAGCCCGTTGACGAACTCAACACAAATGCAACCGTGTTGCTGCTACTGGATGCCATCACGCCAGCCGAGAATTGCAGCGAAATCGTATCACTGTTAAATCCGCGATTCAGGCAAACCAGATTTGTTTCCGTGGACGTTGGCGCAATGGTCTGCGTATAGAGTCCATTCGTCGTCGTTGTCCCGATGGTCAGGTTTCCAAGCGTGCTGTTGATTGGAGTAGTAACCCCAAACGTGTTCACGTTGTATTGCGCCTGGCAAACCGTGCCAATCAGTGCCAGCCCCGCCGTTAGGATGATGAATTTATTTTTCATGGTGATTTTCAGATTGATGTTTTTTGGTTTTTAGTTTTGCCGCTCCCCGTTTTACCGGAGAGCGGCCTTTAATTTTGTTATTGGTTTACCATCGGGAATATCTGGCGCTCGTCGCCCAGTGCCGTCCCGAACATGATTTTTAGAACCATGTTCGCCGTTTCGTATTTGTGGTCAAGGAACTTGAACAGCACAAATTTGATTCCCATCTTCGGCGAGGTCATTATCTCCGTCGCGTAACCGCCAGTAACGCCAAGCCCCTGTGTGTAGTCAACCGGCAGGCGGCTCGTGAACACCAAGCTGCTGCGCGTCCCGGCCAAACCAAGCACGGATGCCTTGGTGTAATCGCCGGGGACAACGATCTGCGCGCTCGCGTTGTTCGGGTCAACCGCAAGCGTGTTCTGGTCGGAAACCAGTTGCGATTTGCGGAAGATGATGTTGCCGAGCCGGTTGATTTTTCCGGTTGCTAGCACGTTCGGATTGATCTTGTTTTCCAGGCGTTGAAGCGTCTGATTCAAGAGCAAAGCCGGGTCGCGAGTGGCGGCGGCATAAACAGTCGAATGCACCCAAGCCCAGCGGCTCAAGTCTCGGCTGGCTTCATCCTCGTCACCGCCGGGGAACAAAGCCAAGTCCATCGCAGTCGGCAGATCGGAAGTGAAAGTCCCGATGTCTGTCTTTCCAGCAACACCCTTCAGCTTGAAGGTTGAACCGGCATTGATTCCGTCGGGCTTTCCGTTCGGTTTGATGGTTGAGGAAGTTGTCCCAAGGTTGGTCAACCGGGTATTTCCATTGATGGCATTATCAATGAGGTAGTAAAGGATGGCTTGGCCAATGGACGAAAGCATCGGCGTGCGGAATTCAACGGGCAGATTTCGAGTCGTCGCGCCCATCACATTTTCATCCCATGCCAAAGCTGCGCCGATGTAATGAGACATTTGAACATTCACATCCACGCTCGCTCCGGTGGCGAATGACCATTGCGAGCCTGTCGCCTTGGCCTGGAAGCCGGGCACCTTGAGGTAACGTGAGAGTGCGGTTTGCTCGAACTTCATTGCCAGGTCGCTCCAGTCTGTCGTGATGTCGTCAAGCGGGGCAAGTTGCGGCTCCAAGAATCCGAAATTGCTGATGACGAGCATATCTGGGTTCAGTTGACCGAGAGGGTTGCCAGAAGCAGGATCGGAATAGCTTGCGGCCTTCACCACGTCTGCCCACTTGTAATCCGCGCCGGCGCGAACCATGTCGTAGATGCTTTGAACCACGGCGGTCTTTTTGCGGGAAAGCGCAGAGACTTCCTCGACTGCCTTAGTGGTTTCGCCTTCGCTGCCGCTGATGGCCTTGGCATAAATGCCGCCGTTGCGCTGGCACTTTGCAAACGGCTCGCTCGCCGTGACGTAAGCCGCGAACGTGTCGCGGAAACTCAAATCACCAGCCCGGATTTGTTCACCCTCGCCGTCTGTGCCGGTCAGCTTGCGGCCTTTGAGCGGGTCGGCTCCACTGGCTTTTGCCGGTAGCCCTTCGATGTATTCAACGCCCATGCCGTCGCTGAATTCTTCCATCTTCAGAGCCTTGGCTTTGACCGTGGCTGTGTCCTCTTTGGGCAGGAACGCGCCGCGCTGGATGCCGCCTTCGATGGCCTTGACCACGTTGGCTTCGCGCCGCGCAACCATGCGCTCGGTTTGCAGACGAATCTTTTCATTCGCCGCGTGTTCTGATGCCGTGATGTATTCGTGCCCGGCTTCGGTTAGCACGTCAAGTTCTGCTCCGGTAGCTTCGATGGTGTCGCCCGCTTTGAACTTTGAGGATGCGGGCACCGTTTTCAGTATGATTTTCATTTTGGTGCTGTGTTGGTTTTTTGTTTTCCGCTGGTTCAATTGCGGCCTGCGGGTTGGCCGTTCACGCCACGGGCGTAAATTGTTTCGAGCGTCAACTTTGGACGCTTTGCAAAAATGGTTTCCAGTGTCGGCTTTTTGCCGGTCGCTGTGCCGGCGGTTGGTTCGGATGCTTTCGAGTGTTCTTTCAAAGCAGCCGCTTGGTCAGGTGTCAGCTTTCTTCCGAACTTTCTCACTTCCTCCGCTTTCCCCGCGTGGAAGTCGCTCTTCGCTGCGTGGATGCCAGCCTTCTTGTAATGAGTCGCGCCGCCGCCGGTGTCTTTTTCGGCTGCGTTCATGTGGGCTTGGAAAGCGTCATGGTGCGCGACGGTGGCTTCAACATGGTCTGAAAAAGAACCAGACTCGTTTGCGCGTGCGCTGGATATGTCCGCCATCCTGCTCATTTCATGCGCCCCCGCCGCGTTCTTATTCCCCGCTGGCGCGCCTGCTGTCACCACTTCCCCTGCGTGCTTTGCGTAAATGGTTTCCAAGGTGGGCTTCACTGGCTCCGATGTCATGCCCTGAATCAAAACTGCGTCAGTCGCCTTTGCCCAGTCAGGCGCATCGGGTGATTTTTTGGCGAGCTTGATGTGCCGGTCAAGTTCGGTGTTGTGAGCGTGAGCAATCCGGTCGTGCTCTTTGGCTGCGCTTTCGTTTCCAGCCTTGCGTTTTTCTAACGCTTCGGCGTCGTGCGCTTTCTTCATTTCAAAATGAGCCTTGCCAGCTTCAATGTGGTCTTCGTGTTTGTTCGTTATCGCCGCCTGTGTTGACATTGTGTAGGCGCGTTCTGACAAGCCGAAAATTGAACCCTTCGCCAAACCGAAGTTTGGATTTTCTTTTTTCCGCGTCTCCCATGATTTTGAAACGCCTTCGCTCGTGCCCGTTGCCCGCGTGGTCGTGTCCGGCTCTTTGGCCGTCACCGGCAATATATCTTTGAACGCCGGCCAGTTGGTCAGACTGCCGACTGATTTTTCAAACACGCCGACGATGTGCGCCGGGTTTGATTCGCTGCCGCGCACGCCGTTTGGAAATTCAAGCGTGCCGTCGCATTCGCATTCCGTTGCGCCCTTGTCACAGTCTGTGCATTTGGCCGTGCTGAATCGCGCGTCGTGGCGGAAGCAAGGCGAGAAGCTGGTCTGCATTCTGCCGTTCACGTTTGACTCGCCGAGCTTTGTCGGGATGGCCGAGCAGTAAATTCCAGGCTCCGGTGATTCTTTCCACGCGAATTGTTTCGGCTCGAAAGCCCGTTCCTTTTCCTGATGCTCGATGCAGCCGTAAGGCAAGCGACGAGGTGAGGCGGCAACGGCGGTTGCAAAAGAGTTTTGAACATCGCTCGCGCCTTTTGCGTCACCAATAACCCAAAGGCGAAGGCTCCGGCCCGCGCAGCCAGCGGTGATTTGTGTTTTGCCGCCCGGCGCCCACATGAATTCGACGGGCTTTCCGAATTCCCATTTTTTTTCGGCGGGAAGCTGGTTGCCGGCGTCCTTGCAATAAACCAGTTCAAATTCTTCGACTTCAACGGGGACTATTGCGCCGGTCGCTGAAATAACATTCTTGCCGTTAAACTTGAACGGCTCGCTTGCCGCGACGTAGTGGCGCTGGACCTTGACCGGCTTTGCATCGTCCAGCAATTCGGTGACTTCACCGGCGCTGACTTCAAAGCCGACTTCCCACATTTTTGAATCGCCGCAACAAAGGATTGCCGAGAACGCGCCGTCTTTCAAAAGGATGTTGTCGCAGTAGGGCTGGCCGCTGGGCAGAGCCATTTCACCAGAGGCGGTGACAAAGCGTGAGTCTTCGGCGGCGAGCGCGCGGACTTGCTGGCGTAAATCGTCCAAAGAGATTTGGCTTTCGTCACTCGCTTTCACAATGTCTGTCAGTTTGGGTGTCATTGGGTCGCTCGCTTTCAATCCTTCAACGGTTTTTTCAACTGCAAAATGTCCTTCGTCAACGTCGGAATGGAGAATGGAGCTTTCGCCAGCTTTGAATCCATGCTCGCTTACGCCCTTGACCTTTTGATCGCCGGAGTGGGTTTCGTATTGCTTGGAATACAATTTAATTTTGTCTCCAACTTTCAACTCGCGCGACGGGAATGAATTTTTCCGCCTTGCTTCCCAAGATTTTGAAACGCCTTCGCTTGTGCCTTTAGCTTTTACCGGAGCGCCACAATAAACAACATCACTTCCGGCGGGTTCGCTCGCCGCTGTCGGGCTGTCAGAATTCAACGTGCGGAGATGTTCTTTGGCCATCGCCAGAGAGTCAGACGGCCCGGCGCTCTGCCGCGTTTCCGTGTTCACGCAATTCCATTTGCCGCCGATTTTTTTCAGTTTCCAAGCCATAAAATTACCTTCGATTTGAATTTATGCTTTTCAGCTTGTTTTGAAGCAAGAGATATTCCCCGTTTTTGTGCGGAGCGGTTTCGACGGCGGTGACGAGGGTTTCAAGCTCGATCAAGTCCGCGTCCGATGCAGTGACCAGCAATCGTCGGTAATTTAGGCCGCTCATTGGTTGTCTGGCTTTGGCCGGCTGCCCCGGTCTTTGGTCGTCTCCACCGCCTCCGCCTCCGGCCAATTCCTGTTGCGCTTCGGCAATTTCCATTTGCCGTTGCAAATCCTGTTCGTGCTTTTCATCGTCGGTCAAAGGCTTGCCCATGATTTTGATTTCGCCAGCTTGAATGACCGGCTCGCCTTCCTGCGGAGTTGTGAATCCGGTCTTTTGATAAAACTCGGTTGTCTTGACCGGGACTTTGCTCGAACTGATGGCCGTGCAAAGTGTGCCGACTTCCGCCGCGTTCAAAGGCTTGGTGAAGTCCGGCTTGAATGACGGGCATTCTTCCTCGTCTCCGTAGTTCACGCGGAGAACTGCGCGGGCAAACTGGTCCAAAGGATTTTGTGAAACCCATTCCGCCACGCCTGAAACCCGCTCTTGCTTCACGTCGTTGTGCGTGTCCTCGCCTCCTAGTTTTCCAGGCGCTGAAATTGTCGAGCCGGTTTGACCGAGCAAAAGGTAAAGCACTTCTCGGTCTGATTCTTCGATGAGCCAGCGTTGAGGATTTTCAGGGCTTAAATTTGCGGGGTTCACCAATTTAAGTTCCGTTCCGTGCGGATGTCCAATGACTCGGTTTGCCATTCCTTTTTGCACCGCTGACAGCAATGCCTCCCTTTCGGTTACAAGACAGCCCGGCGAGAATGTGAAATCAACGTAAGTTGCACCGAACACACTTGCATTACGTAAAACAAAATCCAATCCGAATTGACGAGCGCACCACCACCAAACCAAACGCCGTCCAAGTCCGCTTGTCAATGAAGTCCCTGACAGTGACATGAATTGCGAGCAAATCATTTTGTTCGGATTCGGGATTTCGCCGATGCCTTTTCCGTAACGCCGGTAGTCGCCGACTTCCAAACTCATTGCGTTCGCAAAAATAATCGCCTCGCCGTTTTGGTTGAATGAGAAATGGCGCGGGTGAGTCCAGGCCGTTGCTTTCGGCAGGCGTTCCCATTTGCCGCCCGGTGCTCTTGCCGGATCGCGCCAGATGATTTCCTCCATCGCAATCCCCATTCCGACCGCATCGGTGAAATTGTAAATCATTCCCGCCTGCCGCTTTTCATCGTTGAACGGATTTGGGGACATGGTTGCGAGCGCACGCGAAACCAGATTGCGCCGGTCCACCGCTGATGGCGTCGGGTCTTGGCCTTCTTCGGTGAAAGCATGGACGCCGTATTTGACGTAGCTGACGGCTTCGCGGAGTTGGTGCATGGCCATCGCATACTTCGGCCAGGTGTCCGTCATCGCCGCGAGCAACCGCCATTGCTGCCAAAGGTCGCCGCCAGCCGCCGCACGCAACATCCATTGCGCCTGCTTTGGTTGGATTTTGTTTGGAAGGATTGACCAGTAGGCTTCGCGGGGATCGTTCAAGACTGCCCGGCCTGAAATGTCTGAATCGTTTCCGGTGATGACTTCCGATGTGTGGCGGACTGCTGGAAGGTTTGCGAATCGTTCACCGTCTGCGATGGTCCGGCCTGCTCCAGCCTTGACGATGTTTTGTAGTGAGCGAGTTTCAAACTCGGTTCCGACTGCTCGAATCTTTGGTGCCGAGCGCGTTATGTTCCAGCCGAAAATCTTGGCCACGCCTGAACATTTCACAGCGGGCGCGGCGGGCGCAACATTTATTTACCGAAATTGAAATGCCGGATGAGAGTCACCCGCTCCGGCTGCGGTTTGAAGTTTGGCTGCCAACGGGCTTGAGGTGGGGACCCCTCCCAACGATTGACAACCCCGGCGCTCCCTGCCGGTTCTGGTGTGTTGGGAAATTATTTTCATTGACGCTTCGTTTCACGCCTTTGCTTCAAAGCATCCCCCGGCGTCTCGTAGCTGCCCTTGCCTTTGACCGCCGGCTTTTCGCCTTCCGGCAATGGCGAGAAGAAATGACAGGCTGGCCGATGGAAAGGAACTTTCGGCGCGCGGCTTTCGTCGCCTGATGGAAAACAAACGGGCGGCTGACCGTAGCACAATCCCTTTTGCTCGCCGTGGAATAGTCGGAAGTGTTTGCAGCGTCCGCAGGATTCTTCGCTCATAGGATTTGTGGTGATGTCTCTCCATCAGTCAAGCCACACTGAATGTTTCTGTCAGATGTCCCTCGCATACATTTCGCATCGGCTTTCACGCTCATGCCTCGCATGGGTTAGGTGTCCAAAATTGCCAGCACATCATCCGCATGAATCAGGTTGAACTTTCTGCCGCCGATTGCAAGTTCCGTTCCTGCAAATTTTCCGTAAATGATTTTGTCGCCCGGCTTGACCTCGAAGAAAGAAACTCTGGCGGGTTTGTTTTCTCCCACGTCATTCCAGAATGTGATGCGCTGTCCGCTCTTGTTCCGCTTGCCGGTGCCGAGCGTGATGACCGTTCCTTCCAAGGATTTCTCCTTTGCGTTTTCCGGCAGGAAGATTCTGCCTATTTTGTCCGCTACCGGGTTTGGCTCGACAAGGATTTTATTGCCGAGCGGTTTGAATTTCAGGTTTTGGCTCATGGTTGTTTTTGTTTTTGTGATTTTGATGGCGTTCGACAATCAGTTTTGCGACCTGCATTGAAATGTCTGCGATGGCCACTTTCTCGCCGATGCCAGTTTCCAGCGAATCCCGGTTCACGAAGATTTTGATTTCGTAAAGGTTCCGGTGCGGCTTGGTTCTGATTTCTTGCAGGTCGAAAAGTGCCGCCTTGAACGCTTCACGATGCTGGCCAAAGTCGGCTTCGCATTTATTGGCGTAAGCCTGCATCAGCCTACGGCCTTCCTTTGGCGTGATGAAAAGATGGTTCACTCGAAAGACGTGCAGCTTGTCGAGTGCCCAGGTGAACGGTTTGAAAAGTGATTTCAGTCGCATGATATTTTAATTGGATTTCGCGGGTCGCAGGCAATCATAAAAGTATCGCCAGATGGCGTGTCCATCGTCGTGCCGTTTTTGAATTTCCATCGGTCAAATTGTTTTCCGCGTTTTTTGATTCCGCGCTTCACACTGACAACTGGGTTGCGCTTTATCTTGGCGCGAATCTTTTCCAATTCTTTTGCCAGCGAAAAAAACAGCGTTTGTTCTCTCTTTTCCTGTTTCGCAAGCAGTGCCCGACCTTTCCGCGTCATGCGAATATCGAATTTAATCGGGACGCCTTTGTATTCGCGCATCGGAATCGGCGGATGTTTTTCGTCCGCCTCCCGCATTTTTTGTGTGAGTGTTTTCATGTCATTGGATTACCAATGGATTGTCACCGAAACAACAAGCCGTAACCAGACTAAAATTTGTTTCCTCTTTGCCGTCGGCGCTTTTCCGAATTGTGCGAGTCCAAAGTCTGCCGGCATTGAACAGTGCTTCTGTCGGCTCGCATTTTTCCATTTCCGCCGTTTTTGGATTTATCATGCAGAAATCAATTGACACCGATGCTGGCATTTCGTCAGGGATCGTGTCGGTGTTTCTGACTGGCACTTCCGTTTTGAATAACAGGGTTTTCATTATTTGTGTTGCGCCAAGCGTTCGGCCAGTTTGCTCGCCGCGTTGAAATACGGCTTGTGATCAGCTTCCGCTGGAATTTTAGCTTCAAGCGCGTCGAGTGCCGACTGGAATTCTTTTGGCGTGATTGGCGAGTTCGGATTTAACGCCTTTGAAATTTCATCTGCACCAAATCCTTCCGGCGGCTCCTGTGAATTGAGGCGGTCAACTTTGCCCATGTCAATTCCCTTCAAGGCCGCTGGCTTCTGTGCCTCTGCCTGCTTCGCCCGGATTGCCTCCGCCGCCAGTCCGCCGCGTGGCAGCGGCTTCGGGTTTATTTTCCGGTGGGCTTCGTTCAAGCTGATTTTTCCGGCTTCGATTCGCTTGGCAAGCTTCGGAGATTTGCCTTTGATTTGCTTGGCAAGTGAAACTGATTCCCGCGAAACGTGTAGCTTTTGCGCGGCTTTCTCTTGGGTCATGTGGGAATTCCCACATTCTGAAATCTTGACCGCAAGCAACGACCGCTGGCCGGCTGTCAGGTGGCGACGGGCGATGTTTTCTGCGACAACAAAGGCGAGCGGGTCTTTCCCGGTGAACTCTCTGAATTTTGGCTCAACGCCGGCAGCTTTGCAGGCTTTGAGCCGGTTTTGCCCGTCGAGCACCTGGCCGTCGAGCGTTACGATTTCTTCCATCAGGCCGTGGGCCTTGATGCTGGCAACCAAGTCTTTGAAGTCTTGGCCGGTGATTTCAGGGAACAGTTTTGCAAGAGCGTGAATCTTCATAATTATTCGATTGGTTGGATTGATTTGAATGATGTGATTTTGTGTGTGCCGATGCATCCGATTTGGTTTGGCGGCAACCCTGTCAAGATGGCCGGGTTCTTTTTACTTCCCCGGCGCGGATTCGGAATTTTCCCTCGCCTTGCTGTTTTGTATTCAGCATCCGTCTTGAATGCCGCGCACATGGCCATTCTGTTTGTGGGCTTGAATCCAGATGCTAGCTTTGCCGTGCAAAATACGCCGCCGTCCTTCCAGAATAGTTTCTCCGGCCACAAGGCCGCGTTGCGTTCGCTGCCGTCCGTGAAAATAACCGGCGGACGTTTTGGGAATTCCTTAATGCTGTTTTGAAGGTCGCAATTCAGGATGATTGCCGTGTCGCTGGTGATTTCCACCGTGACGTTTAACTTTTTATTTTGGAATCCAACGTCAATGGTGTGAACACCTGACGGCAGAAATTGGAATGTCATTGTCTTCATGTTCTTTGCTTTGTTTTGGTTTGATGGTTTTTATTTTGCGAGCGAGTAAATCCATTGGCGGCTTTTCTTTTCGCGTTTCAGAAGTCCGAGTTTGTAAAGGAATTCCAGCCGATTGTTGAAAGCCGTGACGTGGAAGTTTCCAGCGGTGTCGAGCTTGGCCTGAATCTGCGCCGCCGATGCCTCTTTCAACTTTTCGACAATCAGAAAAGTGTTGTGAAGTTCAACCGTCAGCGGCAGCACGCCATGACCGTTACACTTCGGGCATGTCATCGTTGGAATTGGTTTTGCGCTCATGCGTTATGAATATCACAGAATGGCGTGAGACTGTCAACAGCCATCTTCAATTTATTTCCATGTCACCAAATTCAACCTCATCCGTCTGGATTGCCTCCGGGGTTTCGATGTCCCCTGTTTTGCCGGTGAGGATGTCCGATGCTGATTCAAATGCGCCGGTCGGCTCGTTCAGGTAGTCGAGTAAATATCGGTAGGCATCGCACAAATGGTCGTTCTCCTTTTCGGGAACATCCTTTTCCGGTTTCCAGACGTATGATTCCAGTTCGTTTATGAATTCTGTGCAAGCCGGGTCAATCGTCAACCTTGCCTTTCCGTCGCCTCTTTTTTTGAGTCGGTTTTGAACGCGATTTATTCCGTCCAGCACCCGTCCCTTTGCTGGGTAGGCTGTGATCCCCGCGTTATTCAAATCGGCTATCAGCCCGGCGGCGGCTTCATCGCACGCGGCGGCGTCCGCCCTTTTCGCTCCAACTGGCGACACGCCTTGAATCCATTCGCCGCGCGTTTTGCCTTCGTTTAATTCGTATTCTCCAAGCGCTGCTCCGATAACGTCCGTGAACCATCGTTTTGCAAATGCCACTACATCGGCTTGCAAAACTCCGCGTTTGTAAAATTCCCTGAATGCGTGATGCCTTCCGTCGCCGTCCTCTCCGATTAACAGAATCGCAGCAGGATTTGTGTAGCCTTCATCCATCGCCAGAAACCATCGCTTCATTTCGCGCCAGTCACGAACGCAAACATGAATTGAAGAATCAAACATGTCATAGACCGCGCCTTCCGCCGTTGCCCAAATTCCTTCAAGCAATCTTTTCCGCCGGATGCCAGTCAGATTATTCAAAGCGGCAAGGCTGCGTTTTCCTTGCGGTGTTATCTCGCCGTTGATTGTGAACAGGCTCGGATTGTCTTTGTGAATCGCCTTCAATAGACGCAGTGAAGCCCTTTTCCGAATCCAGTGCATTGAACCGCCCGGATTGCAGTCCCCGAAAATCTGCGCGTGCTCCACAACCGCCCCTCGTCCAGTCGCGCGGGTTAAAAGTGTTTCCCAATCATCCAGCGTCAACTCCTCTGCCTGGTTGCAATATATGAAATCGCGCTCACTCGAAAGCACTTTGTTTGGGTTGTCCATTCCACCCATCCAAATCACCGAACCGTTTGGGTAAATGAATCGTTCTGGTTTTGCGCCGCCGTAGATTTTTATTCCGCGTTTGTTTGGCTCGATTATTCGCAGATAGCTTTTTACGACCGAACCAACCAATGAGCTTTGCGTCTTTCTGACAATCGCGCCTTGGACGCCCGGAATGCTGCCGCAGTTTTTGTGTGCCTTCAGAATTGCCGCCACTGTTTTCCCGGTTTCCGCGCCGCCGGCCAGCATCACTTCTTGTTCTGTCGAATTGAAAAGCTCTCCATTTCCGCCGCGCAACTCGTATTCAATCCCCGCCATGAGCTTGCTCTTTTCAGGCTTGGCTTTCTTCATTGGAAGTTTTCGCTTTTGGGATTGTGCCGCCGATGACTTTGACAGTGATTGGCTCAAGCGCCGTCCCGTCTGGATTTTGGAGAATGTTTTCGCTCCGGTCCTTCCATTCGTTTGAACGGCGATTCTTCAACCAGAAAATGCAGCTTGTCGCGTCCGGTGGATAGTGCTTCGTGATTTTGGTGACGATTGGTTTCCCCTCGTAAGTTGAAATGTGAACGTCTGGATGACTGTAGCCGGTGGCGCGTTTGAAAAGAGATTCCACAACCCTGTTATCTGATTCGTCCTTTCCGTCTTTTATGGTGGCAGAAAACACAGGATTGTTTTCACGCCATCCCCTGACTGCGTTTGATGTAACCCCAAATGCTTCTGCCATTTCTGCGTTTGTCGCTCCAAGTTTTGCAAGCATCTTTGCCGGCCCGATCATGTGCTTTCGGAAAAGGCTTTTTCTGCCGCCGCCCTTGTTGCCTTTGGCCCGCTGGTTTCCTTTCGGTGCAGGCGGGGGAAGCTTGACTGGCGGCTTGCGTTTCTTCTTCATTCTGGAATTACAATGCTGCTGACAAGCTGTATTTGTCAAGGGTTTACTGGCCTGGGTTTATCTGTCCGGTGACGACCTTTGCTTCAAACCGGCTCAATCCTCCAAGGAATGTTGCGCGCCATTGTTCCGGGCAAGTGGCGTAGTCGGCTTTCAGTTTGGCCAATTTCTTTGTGTCGAAATCTGGATCTGTCGCTTCATAACCGCCGCCGCATCCTCCCCGGTTTGAGCCGCGTGCCCGGCTGCTGCTTTTCATCGTTTTCATATTAGACGTTCGTTGGCGATGGCGATGTGTTCCGCTTCCAACTCGATTCCGGTGCAGTCAATTCCAAGTTGCTTGCAGGCGATCGCCGTTGTGCCGCTGCCAAGAAACGGATCGAGGACGTGCGGCTTGATTCCTTCCACCATCGGGCAGACAAGTTTCAAAAGGTAAAGCATCAGGGCGACGGGCTTTACCGTTGGATGCGTATTGCGAAATTCTTCCTCTGCAACGCCGAATAATGGCAGCGCGCCTTTGACGTTGTTGCCCCGGTCTGTGCCGGATGCTTTGGCTGTGTAGAAGAAACGAGATGCGCCGCCGGTGTTGGCTTCAAAATCATTTACATTCGCGGTTGCAAATTTTCCGAACACGGCATTTTGTTTTGGTGTAGTGACGGCCCCAAGTTTCCCGCTTGTGAGTTGACCGCTTTGTTCGTCCAGCATCGCGGCGGCCACTTCGTCAAGAATCAGGTTTGCAGGGAATCGGCCTTGTGTTGTTTTCTCGCCGATTTTTATTTGTTTTGAGCCTGTTCCATACGAGCCAAGGGCTTTGGCGTTCGGATTATCGCTTCCATCTTTTCGGGATAATTGATTGATTGTTTTGCTGCCCGGCGCATTACCTTTCAAATCATAAGTGCGCCTCTCCGTTCCAATCCTGCACGCATCAATGTTGATTGCGCCCGCGCCGTGTGCCAGCACGTTTTCAACCACCGTCCCGATGAGCGGCTTCCGCGCAACGCAAATTGGTTCGTGCGCCGGTTTCAGCGCCGTGCCGTAACCACTCCAAAGTTGAGCGTTTGGAGTTGAGGGTGCGGTGATGGCGGATTTCTCCTCGCTATGCGTTGGGTGACGAATTTCATCCGCCCATTTGTAGCTTTGACCAGAATGACGAGTTGCTTTTCCGACAACCTTGCGAGTCGCACCAACCGCCTTGTCCATCGCCTTGCTCACGTCCAAACTTTTTGGGAAGCCGCTGCCGTAAAGCCATTCAATCATATCCCTGATTTCAAACCCGGCATCTTCAATCGCGCAAGCCATCCGGTGATACGTCCGTGAACCACCAAATGAAAGCAGGTAACCGCCGGGTTTCAAGATGCGCAATGCTTGCGTCCAGACTTTGGGATCGTAGGCAATGCCGCTGTTGTCCCATTTCTTTCCCATAAAGCCAAGTTCGTAAGGCGGGTCTGTGACGATGGCATGAAACGTATTGTCCGCGAAAGTTTTCATCACTTCCCGATTGTCGCCGTGCAGGATTTTAATTTCAGACTTCATTCAGATGGCCAGATAAACCAGTTCCAATTCCCTGTCTCCGACCGTTCCCAAATGTCCGTCCCCGAAAATGACGATGAGCCGGCCATAAACATTTCTGGATTTCACGGTGAGCTTTTCGCCGCTGACGATGTGCTTGAATGTCCTGCCGTCGTGGTTCGGCTTGTGGAAATATCCGAATGGAGTTTGCTCGACGGGCTGCGGCGGTTTTTCGGCTGACGGCACTCGCGTCATTTTTGGACGGGCTGGGTCATGGGTTATTTTTCCTTCAACAAGATCGCGGACAAGTTGCAAAGTTGAATCTGGCAGTTCGGCGATGGTTTTCAGGTTTCCTGTGATTTGCCCGTTTTGGGGTGTTGTGGCGTTCATTTTTCGCGTGAGGTTTGGTTGAGAGCGGCTTTCAGAGGTCGCTTGGTGTGATTGTGTTGTCGTTTTTTGGCGCGTGCCGGTTGCGCCATGAGACGAGCGATCCTGCAAAGTTTATCAGGAGGAAAAGCGCGGCGTAAATTAAAACTGATGTTTTCACAAATGGTTTTTGTCCACCCACCAATCCTCGATGTCACATTGCGTCAATCTCAAATCCTTTGGATTGTCCGTTGGCGGAAACTTCGTGATCCGTTTTGTGACGCTCCGTGGAATCCAGATGTCCGCCATGTTGCTTGGCTGGCCGACGCGACGGAAAAGCCTGGCCGCGTTTGCCGGGTTGTCGCGCACAAGATATAAATTCACCATCGCCATGCGGTTAAATAGTAAGCCCGCAGCCAGTCAATTGCATCCTGAATCTTGGCTCGGAGTTTTTCGATGGTGAGGATGAGTTTAATCTGTGCCGGCGATACTTGCCAGTTCAAGATTTCGTCAATGGCGTTTATGGCCGCGTCTGGATCGCCTTGTTGAAGCTGATTCAGCGCCGCCGTGATTTTTTGTTTGATGGTGTCTTTCATGCGGACTCCTTTTGGCTTGCGGCTTCCAATGCCCGGTTGCATCTGGCGGTTAATTGTGCCGCGTCTGAAATCATCACCAAGAGAATGATTTCCGCGAATTGGTTTTTCTCCGCTATCGCCGCCGAGTGCGCTTGGCGCAAATCAAATTCGGTTGCGCGTGCGGATTTGGCTGCTCGTTCAAGTAGCTCTTTCATGCCGTCACCGCTCCTTTCGCGCGCATGGTGTCAAACATATCGCCTTCCGGTTCCGGCGAAAATCGTGTCTTCCGCGCCAGCGTATAATACGGATCGTCGCCGATGCTTGCGGCGTTTTCAATTTTCGCGCCTTCAGTCCAGAAATGTTCGTGCCCGCGTTTTTTCTGGCGTCCGCGCGCATGATTCTCCTCGGTCAGTGCCTTTAAGTCTCCCTGAAGTGGTGAAAGTTTTTCAAGCGGCAATGTCCCGGCGGCTTTACAGGTTACGCGGATGGTTTTCGGTTTCATTTCGGGTGAATTATAGGCTGTGCCGGTTCCGATAACAAATCCATTTGTCCGGCTGGTTTTATCGCTTTGGGAATTTCATCTTTGAATCCGTTTGCCCGGAGCCATGCCTTTGCTTTTCCGATGTCCGCCAGCCGTAAAATATCCAACTTGCGGCCTTTTGCTTTCGGGTCTGGCGATTGTTCGCGTCGAATCACGTTCAACAATCCGATTGAAACAAGTGCGCCCGTCGCGGCTCCGGCAATGTGGCGACTTCCATCGGTTAGCTCCGCTGGAATGTCCGCCGCGCTGTAATCCTTCCCGGCAAATCCAATCATCAAAAGTGCGGCCTGACAGCGACGCATTTTTTCAGGCTTGAATCCCGTCAAGAGAACTACCGCTTTTAAGAATTGTGCATCAAGTGTTGTGCTCATAATTGCGCTCTCACAAGTTTTTCAATCTCTGGCGGGACCGTCCAGCCGACGCATTGAAAGCCTTTGCAGGGAATTGGAGTTTTCAGACGGCGAAGATTGCGCGTGCGGTAAATCCATCGGTTCGGATTGTAATTTCCGAAGTTCTTTTCTTCTTCGCTAATCGTTACGAATTGCGGACGCACGTTTTCACAAGTGATAAAATCTGCGGATGGCCTCACCTCCCACAAATCCACCACTGCCAAGATGCAGCCTTTCCATTCCAGTTGCGGCATTATCCCGCGATCTCGAAACGCCTTGATTGTGGCTGGGATTATTTCTTCCGAAACTGCGTAATCCTTCAAAGCTGCATGGATGCAAATGTCCCCCCGGTGATTTGTCCGCTGGCCTCGCGTTTCGTTAATTTTCGCCCCTATTGAAATTAGCGATGCGAACGGCTCATATAACGTAATGGCTTTTAACATAAGTCTGCTTTTGTGCTAAAATGTTTTTTTAGATAGGCGATTGCCGCCGATAGTGTCTCAATTTTGTCCCCGAAGTTTCCGAGGCCTGCATTGCATTTGAAACACAATAACCCGCGAACCGATCCCGTAATATGATTGTGGTCAACATGTGGCGCTTTTGCATTTGTTCCGGGGTGATTTTTTATTGAGTATTTTATTTCACCTCCACAAATAGCGCATTTATGATTTTGGGCTTTAAGCATCGCATAGACTTCCTCTATGGTGATGCCGAAGAATTTCATTAACTGGTATTTTCTCTTGTGCTCTGTGCTCCGGTCTGGATTTCTTTTGGACCATTCGTTTCCTAATTTTGAGAAACAATAAAGGCACATGAATTTGTAATCGCTTCTCATTTCACAGGCCGGCTTTCTCTGCCCGCACCTTTTACACGTCGAAAAGATGCCGCTTAACGCTTTAGCAATGTGTGCGCGGTATGAATCTCTTGCAGGCGTTCTCCGGCTGAAGTTTCCTCCGTCCCAACCACATTCACAGCTTACATCATATCCGCCGGATGGAATGGCGTTATAACCCCGCCAATGGCCGATTTTTACAATGACGCATTTATGCCCTTGATACCATCGGTTTGATCTCTTTTTCATTTTCGCAGGTTGAATTCTCATGCCCCGCCCTGCGAAAGTCCCGCGCCGGAAAGCGCGACATGGGCGGTTGCCCAACGGAGCATGAGTGATTTTGTTCGGACTTTCGCATGTCTGAAAAGTAATCATTGGCTGGATTTTGTCAATTCAAAAAGTTCTGCCGCAACGGCGGCAGTTTCCAGTCCGCGAAGGGACGCAACCATTGGCCGCGCACTCGATGGTTTGATCCTGCCAATTCACAACGTCTGGTTGTCTGATGTCGCGCCAGCACTCCAAGAGTCGTAGCAAGCTGCCGCCCGCCGGCTCGATGCGTTTCTTTTCGTCCGACTGGATCCATTTGTTGATCGTCGTGATTCTGACTTTTGAGGAAAGCCCCTTGTTGAACAGTTCGGCAACTTCTTTACGCGCTCCCTGATGCGTGCTGCAATGTTTTATCAGCGGCGCAAGGATATCATCGGCCAGTTGCTTTGTGGTTTTAGTTTTTGTCATTTTCGGCTTTGAGTTTTGTTTGGCAATCGCTGCAAATTGTGTGGCTTACAACGTAACCGGCTTTGTCCAGCGGCTCGGTCAAATCTTTTGAACACCAGGCGCAAAGGCTCAACTTTGAACCACGCGGCACAAATAGGCCGTTGCTGAACACGCTTCCGATTTCATTTTGAATCGCTGAAAAGGTTGCGCGTGCGCCGTTGAATTCGAGTGGGGTTGTCATGCCGGTTGTAATTCACTTTTTGGCTCAAAATCAGAATTGATGCAATCGGGTAAAATTGTGCATCCCGGCAGTCCAGCCGCAATAACCATATTTTCAATGTGGCTGCTCAATTCATCTTCATCGGTGATCGGATTTGCGAAGCTGTCCGCCGTTGAATGTCCGGTCCAGATTTCCAAATAGAACCGGACGCGGCGCGGCTCGAATTTGAAACGGGTTTCGCGGACTTCGATTGTCTGGCTGTCCAGTTTTTCAACCGTGTCCAGAATTGCGAAGTTGCAGCCCGGAAAGGAGTTGTCCCGGGGGAAGTCAAAAATCAGGGTGGCGTAGATGTTGGCGCTCATATCGCTTGGAGTTCGTAGCGGCAAAAATCAGCCGTGTTGTTCGGGTCATTGTCAAGGGTCACGCCGTATCGCCCAAGTCCAGAAATCGAATCATCAAGACGTTCCTTGACGGTTCCGTGCGCGCCTTTTTTGTATGTGGTCGAGCGGACATGCTGGCCAACTTTCAACGGTCTCCAAACTGCGAGTTTCTTTTCGGTCTTCATATTCTTTTCTTTGGTTGCCCGCTCTTTGGCGGTGGTTTCTTTACCTGCCAATAAATTAACTCTTAAATGAGTTTAACGCAAGGGAAATCTCAATTTGTTTTAGCATTGAAAACATTGGCTGTTTTGGAGGTCGTGTGCGATTCTGACACTTTTTGAAGTGCCGTTCGGTGATTTCAATGCCCTTGCAAACCCATTTTTTCTTTGTGCCGAATGCCCCCATTTTTGCCCAGCCGTGGACGATGATTCTTCCCGGCGACTGAAGAAACGTGAGTGCGCGCGGCTCGGCTAGAATCTTTTGAATATGGCCGCGCACTTCCCCGCGTCCGCCGGTTTGGATTGCAACGAATCCGCCGCCGGGTCGCATCGCCAGGATGTCGCAGAAATTAAACAGGTCAACGCGAACATTCCCGAAATAATTGTAGTGCTCCGTTTTGTCGCAAGTCCAGCCGGCGTCACGGAAAAGCTTCAAGCTGCGCTCCATTGGGCTTCTCATGGCGACTGGCAGAGATTTTGAAACCGTTGCGCCGTTGCTTTTGAACATCGCGGGTTCCACATTTTATACCATTCGGCGTCTGTTGGCGCCCTTCCGTGCTGGGCAATAAAATTGTCCGTTCGTTCTTGAATTATTTTCATGGCGACTTTCATTGCCGTTATTCCGTTCGTCGCCGCCGAATATGGCAGGTCTGTGTGAGCGCGCCAAACGCTTTTGAGCAGTTGAAATCTGGAAATTTCTCCGGCATGGCCATGCGCCAAGTCGTTGTCGCCGGATTCGATTTGAGATAGAGCCTCAATCCGAGGCATCCCGTGTGCGGTTGAAATTCCAATCAGGATGGCGATGGCGATTATTTTGTTCATATCGGGGTTGGAATTCCTTTTGGAATACCTGAACGACCAGATAGAAGATACCGTTGGGTTGTTTTCAAATCACTGTGTCCCAGCAAAACTTGAATCTTGCTATGCTCAATTCCTTCCCGCTCCCAAAATTGAGCGGTGGCATGACGCAAACAGTGAGGCGTGTAATGCTTCGTGATTTTCAATTTCCGGCGCGCATCCGCCATCGCCCGCTGCACCACCGCCGGCATCAGGTGATACCGCCCAATGTTGCCCGTCTGCGGATCGGTGGAAATCCGGTCTGAAAAGAAAATGAACTGCCACTCAAGCGAATGGTCCTGGCCGGGATATTTCTTCGCCAGTTGTCCCGGCAAATGCACCCAGCCCAGGCCCTGACGCAAATCGTTCTCATGCACCCGCGTCCGTTCCCGCACCAAAGCCTCAAGTTCTGGAACCAGGCTTTCCGGCATGGGCACCAGCCGCGATTTTCCGCCCTTGCTGCGCTGGATTGCAATCATTCTCCGGCGGAAATCCAGTTCCTTCACCCGTATCCGCAACGCATCGCTTATCCGCAACGCCGATCCAAGTTGCGTGCGTAAAATCAGCCCGTGCATTCCCGGCACGGAATTGACAATGGCCTTGGCCACATCCATTGGCGGCACATCAATCATCACCTCCTGCCGTTTCGCGCGGGCAATGCCTTTCAAGTCGCCCAGGCGAATGTCCAGGACAATCTCGAACATGTAGCGCAGCGCATTGAACGCCAGATCCTGTGTGGCGGCGGCAATATCCCGGTTGGCCTCATCAGAAATAAACTCGCGGAAATTCTCCGTGGCATCCTGCCGCAATTCCCCTTCCGACTGCGCGCCTGACCAGAGAATAAACCTTCTGGCCACGGCCCAATAAGACCGTTCCGTGGTCAGCGGCTTGCGGTCAGCCCGGCAAACCCGCTTGAATTTCTCCTCAAATCTCATTCCTGTTATACAGCCTTTGGCGGCGTAGAATACATGTTAGGACTTTTTGGTGAAGGCTTCGATCAAGTCCCAAGCCAGTGACCAGAATAGTCCGAATGTGGCTATTCCAGTTCCGATATTTACTTTGCTTTCCGGCACTCCATGAGCGCCGACCAAAAGGATTGCAGCTATCATTATTGTTGTTCGCATAAAAGTCCTAACCAGTCATCGCAGCGAATGAGGCGTAGTCGCTGCATTTGTTTTTCGGTTGTCCATCGTCGCCTCATCGCTGGATTCCACGTTAGGACTTTTTAGTGAAGGCTTCCACTAAATCCCAAGCCAGTGACCAAAACAGTCCGAATATGGCTATTCCAGTTCCGATATTTACTTTGCTTTCCGGCACTCCATGAGCGCCGACCAAAAGGATTGCAGCTATCATTATTGTTGTTCTCATAAAAGTCCTAACCCGTCAGTGCAGC